ATGCCGAAGCCCATCGCCGACGAGAAAACCAAGAAGCGCCCCACATGCGCCTGTGGACACGTCCACGCATCCCACCCCAACGAAGGCGCCTGCGAACGCTGCAAGTGCCAGCAGTACCGCGAGCGCCCCCGACGCACACGCGGCGAAGGCTCATTCTTCCAACGCGCCGACGGCACCTGGATCGGCCGCGTCGAACTCGCATCCGCCGACGGCGAGCGCCGCACCCGCACCGTCAAATCCAAGGACCGCAACGTCGCCATCGCCAAGCTGAAACAGTTACGCGCCGATGTCGACGCCGGCCGCATCGCCGTCACCACATCGACCACCGTCGAAAAGTGGATGCTGCATTGGATCGACAACATCCACGCCAAACGCAAGGTACGTCCCGGTGTCATCAAGGACTACCGGGCCTGCATCGTCAACCACATCATTCCCGCGCTCGGCAAGAAGCGCATCGACAAGCTGACACCCCAGCACGTTCGTGACATGCACACCGCTATCGGGCCGCGCCGCACCGCCGAGCTGGCGCACGTGATCCTGCAGAAGGCGCTCAAGGATGCGCTGCGTGAGGGCGTGGTGGTCCGCAACGTCGCCGAGCTGGTCGACAAGCCGCAATACGCCAAGACGAAGCGGGACGGGCTACCGGTGGAGTCGGTCAAGAAGCTACTCAGCACCGCCTTCGCGTCACGTGACGAATCCGAAGCCACCCTACGGGCCGCAGCCTTCCTGACCGGTGCACGGCCTGCCGAGCTGCTGGGCCTGGAGTGGGATCGCGTGCACCTTGACGAGGGATATTTGGACCTGTCGTGGCAGTTGCAGGAGCTGTCCCAGGTGCACGGTTGCGGTGAGCAGGGCGACGACGGCTATCCGTGTGGCCGCAAGCGCCCCGGCTGGTGCCCGCAGCGCCGCTGGGACTTGCCGCCAGCCTTTGAGACTCGGGAATGCTACCGGTCGCTCATCTGGACGCGCCCCAAGACTGCGGCAGGCGAGCGCGACGTACCGATCATCGCCCCCCTACTGACCGCGCTGCGCGTCCTGCGCGACAACAACACCGGCCCCAACCCTCACAATCTTGTCTGGCATCGTGGCGGCGTGCCCATTGGGCCGCGCGCCGACCACCGGGCTTGGCAGTCACTCGCCCAGGACGCGGGCCTGATCGGTGAGGGGGAGACGTTGCCGCGCTACGTCACGCGCCACACCACCGCCACGCTCTTGCGTGCCGCCGGGGTGGATGAGCAGACCCGCATGGAAATCCTCGGGCATGCGACCGTCGACTCCCAACGCATCTATGCTCACGCCGACCGGACGCGGCACCTGGAAGCCATGGGGAGCCTGGCTGAACTGCTGAGCTAGCTTACAGAGCAAGTGTCGACGTTCACATCTTGTCGCCGTCAGGTTGCTTTCCGGGAACGGGTCTATATCGCCGGACATAAGTGGAGCTAGGCACCGCTAGCGTCCGGGTCTAGGGGCATATCCCGAAGCGAGGATGCCTTGGACTACCCCCGTGAGCTTGACCGACTTCGCCGCGAGCTGGTGGAGCGACTCGAAGCGCGACCACTTCGAACCTGGTCACCCGGCCTCATCCGCGCCGTTATCGCTGTCCTCGACCTCAGCGTCCCTCAGCCACCTGTTAAGACCCAGGTCGATCGCCCCCGGCTCACCGTCGTCCGATGACGTCCCATCAACTTGCATGGCTTGGTCCGTAATGCGATCGATCAGGAGCTCCGTGGTGGATTGAAGCCCCTCCAAAATGTGGATAGCGCCTAGGTAGTCGCCCAGCTGGATCGATTCTTGCGAGTGGCGCAGTAGGCGCTCAGCCCGTTCAAAGTGGCCGTCGTATGGCGTTGCCGTCCGGTGGTCTGTCGCCTCCATTCCTACAGTGGGCGTGATTGCGACCCTGAAGGATTCCGGTACTCCTGCGCCGGTGATCGTCTTGGCCACTGGCGTCGGGTCGCCCCCAGCAAGTGTCCGTGCGGCGCTTCCCGGCTCCCACTTGAAGATGGTGTCGAGTCGGCTGAGTGTGCGGAGCGATACTCCGACCTCCTCGCCGGCCATGATGCGCCGGAGTGTGGTGTCGCTCGGCCCGCCGCCGCTGTGGATGTCGGTCTGTGTTAGGCCGAGCTGGGAGACCTTGTCGCGAACGATTGCGGCGAATCGTTCGGTGTTCTTTATGGCCATACTTCCGATTGTTGCAGATTTTTTCGGCAAACCTTCGGGCGGGACGGCAAACAACAACCATGTAATTTCCTGGGGCAACGCCCACTGATGCCGCGTTTCCGCTGGCGGGGCCGGTTTGCCAACGCCTAAAAAGTTTCGGCATGTCGGTTTGCCGTCGGGTCTTGATGGTGTAGCGTCGGTCTTGTGCCGAAGGAAACCACGACGAAGCGGTACGACCGCCAAAGAAGTCCGAAAGTTCCCCCGCACGTCTCGATTGCCGTGCTACGCCAAGTCTCCGGTTTGAAGCTGGACGAGGTCTGCGACCTCGTGGCGGAAGTCACTGGGGACCGCCCAACCAAGGGCGCTCTCAGTGCCATCGAGAACGGGCATCGCGGAGCAAGTGCGCAACTAATCGCCGGACTGGAACACGCCTACAAGCTGCCCGCCGGATCAATCGCGACCAACTACACGCCCCGGAACACACCGGCCGCCAGCCAGGTCGCCTGAGCGCAAAGAGAAGGCCCCCGCCCGCGGCAACGGGAGAGGGCCACCGACAACCCCGAAAGAAGGTTCGGAATGTCAGAACTCAACGATAACGGATGGGCTGACGTGCCAGTGGACAGCAGCGTCACGTTTGGCGCAGGCATCCCCGATGCGGACCTGGATCGCCTGATCGCCGCCACCATTGATCCCGGCGAAGCCCTGGACGGTGGGCAGTGAGCGCCGACCTGATGCCGTTCACCTACGTGAATACCACGGTGCGGGTCGTAGTCATCGACGGTGAGCCGTGGTTCGTCCTCGCTGATCTCTGCGTCGTCTTGGCGATCTCCAACGTGGGCAATGTCGCGGACCGTCTTGACCAGGTGAACATCCGGCGAGCGGATGTTGAGAACGCCCGCGGGCAGATGCGCCAGACGGTTGTCGTCAACGAGTCGGGCATGTACGAGGTCGTGATCCGTTCCGACAAGCCGGAGGCGGTGGCGTTCCGGCGGTGGATTACCGGTGAGGTGTTGCCGCAGATCCGCCGGACCGGCCAGTACGGCATCCCAGAGCTGGACCTGTCCGACCCGATCGCCGCCATCGAGGCGGCGCATGCCCAGGCCGGTCAGGCCATCGAGGTCGCCAAGGCTGAACGTGCCCGCGCCGAGCGCGCCGAACTGGAAACCAAGATGCTCGCGGCGGCGATTGAGCGTGACGCCCCACTGGTTGCGAAGGCTGAGGCGCACACCGGTTCCGATGGTGATGTTCACCGCCAGGAGTTCTCCCGCGATGTCCAGCAGTGGGGACTTAAGCAGGGCATCGAGATCAAGCAGGCCGATGTCATGCGGTTCCTTGGTCACATCGGCTTGTTCATCCGCGGTGACCGTTCCGACACGGGCCACGCCACTGCGGATGCGACGAGGCGCGGGCTGGCGTTCACGCACAAGGACACTGCGCGCAACGGTCACGCCTACGCGACAGGGAAGCTGACCCCCGCCGGCCAGGACTACGCCTGGAAGTTGATCACCCGCTACGTCGCCAACAACGGGTCACTGGCCCTGCCGCGTGAACTGCGGGGCGGTGACGCCTCATGAAGTTCTCCGGCGACTACCTGTACCGGGTTCGGGTGATCCGCTACCCCGACGGGGCTTTCGAGTGCATCGACGAAGCCGCTGACATCTGGATTCCCACTCCGGGTTGGCGGCCTCCCGGTTGGCGCCCAGTCGGAAACTACGTGCAACTCCTCGGCACTGACCAGTTCGTTTGGCCTGTCACGAACAAGGTGTACGGCTCGCACTCGACCGCGAAGAAGCGGGCTGACCTTCTCGAATCATATGGGGCGACTGCGGTTGTCGAGCGGTCGTCGCGGATCACCTGGCCTGAGGAGGTCGCAGCATGACGACTTGGCTCACCCTGACTCAAGCATCCGCTCGTATCGGGGCGAAGAACACTCGCCGCATCGCCCAGGCCATCAAGGATGGCGAGCTTCCGGCGGTGAACCCGTTCAAGGGCAGCACGATTCAGAACGCCCGGATCGACAGTGACAAGTTGGATGCGTGGATGGAGTCGCAGCCCTTTGAGCCGGGGGTGTCGGCGTGATGTCTGGTCGTCATCGTCGGGGTTGGTTGTCGGGTCTGGTTACTGCGGTGAAGCGGTACTACGGATTCCCAACTGGTGTGCCGCAACGGATCGCGGCCAGCACCGAGACGGTCAGGCAGGTTCCGGTCCGTCGCCGCCTCCGCCCACCACCACCGCCCCCTCCCGGTCCGGTGCGTCGTGCCCGGTACCTCGCTGAATCACCCCTCTACATAGCGGTATCAGCCGCACTGGGAATGGATCAACTGTTGGGAGTAGCAGCGTGAGTGTTGAGTTTGTGGATGAGTTGCCGCCGGCAGGTAGCCGAGGTGACACCCAGAAGAACAGGGAGCTGCGCGCGTTTGCGGACGAGTTGCGTGCCCACCCAAACCGGTGGGCTAAGTATCCATTTCAACCTCTAAGTCGGAATGCCGGGCATTCAAAGGGCATGAGCGACAAGGCAGTGCGGCACGTGGGGATAGTGCTTGCCATTGCGATGTCAGCAGGGGCGCTCGCGGGCTGCTCGATGCTGAATCACAAGGTCCACCGCGATTGCCTGGTCACGAGCAAGGATGAGCGGCAGCAGGTGTCCGGCAGTGACGGCAACACCTATACGAGCTACCAGAAGCTGGTTACCACCAGCTGCGGTGTGTTTGAGGTGGGCGACACGATCGCTGGCGGATGGCAGTCCTATGACCGCTGGGCCGTGATCACTACCGGTCACCGTTACGACATCACTACGGGCGGATTCCGTTACTGGGGAAGTTTCCCGAGTGTGATTGACGTGCAGGCGGTGTCGTCGTGAATCCCTTTGATGTTGCGCGGTTGATCCGGTTTTGGATGCGCAAGGTTCGTGACCTGCGCGTGAAACTGTGTCGCGCTGACGCTCTCGTGGAGCAACTCGAAGCGGAGAACACGGAGTTGCAGTTTCAGCTCGTCATTGCGTGGCAGCAGATCACGGATCTCGAAGCGGAGTTGGGTCGGGTTGAGGATCGGCGGTACCAGCCATGAGTTGGTTCGGCAGACTCCTTGGTGAGTTCACGCACGCGTCCGGCCTCTTCCCGGCACCCATGCATGACTTGGATCTACTCGATGAGCCTGGCGGCACTTGGCCGCCAGATCCGGTGTCCCGCCAAGAGCTTCGGGCTCTCAGGTCGGACACTGAAGCATCCGCACCGGGTGTGGATGGGCCGGCCGTACAAGGTGGGGAAGCCAGTGCGGCCGGCCACCCCAACCAACAACGCGACGAGATCCGGGCGTTGCTCGACTCTGCTGACGACATCCTCCGCGACACGTTGCAGGACATCGTCACCCGAATGTCCACGATCGTCCGGGAAGCCACCGCAGTCGTGGAACTGGTTCAGCAACTCGATCCCACACCGATCGGGCTTGTCCGTGCCTCGAAGGTCACCGACATCAACAGCAAACGCAGCAGATAGCAGTGAGCCCTGCCGCCGCGGCGCACGACGACAGGGCAATCGGCACCAACCACATCGAAAGGACAAGCAAGTGCCAACACCAAACTCTACAACCGCCGAGGCGGTGTCCGCATGATCGAGATCAAGACTATTGCCGGCAAGGTGTTGTACACCGCGGATTCGGCGTCTGATGTACGTACGGCACTGGTTGAGGCCGTGAAAGCCGACGCGTACCTGCGCGGCGCGGACCTGGGCGGCGCGTACCTGGGCGGCGCGTACCTGCGCGGCGCGTACCTGCGCGGCGCGTACCTGCGCGGCGCGGACCTGCGCGGCGCGTACCTGGGCGGCGCGTACCTGGGCGGCGCGTACCTGCGCGGCGCGTACCTGCGCGGCGCGTACCTGGGCGGCGCGGACCTGCGCGGCGCGTACCTGGGCGGCGCGTACCTGCGCGGCGCGGACCTGGGCGGCGCGGACCTGCGCGGCGCGGACCTGCGCGGCGCGGACCTGGGCGGCGCGGACCTGGGCGGCGCGTACCTGCGCGGCGCGGACCTGCGCGGCGCGAATGCGGCTCGCCTGCGCATTCTCCCGGATGAAGGCGACGTCATCGGGTGGAAGAAGTGCCGCGGCAACGTCATCGTCAAACTCCGCATCCCAGGAGACGCGCGCCGGTCGAACGCTACTGGACGCAAGTGCCGAGCTGACCGCGCCGAAGTCCTCGAAATCGTGGGCTGCGACGGCAAGACGGTCGAAGTCGCCGCTAGTCAGCACGATGAGGAATTCACCTACCGGGCCGGAGGGACGGTCACGGTCGATGATTTCGACGAGAACCGTTGGAACGAGTGTGCTCCAGGCATCCATTTCTATATCACTCGGGCTGAGGCGGAGGCGCACTTGTGATGCCTCGTAATCGTCAGTGGTGCTGTGTGTTACGCATCCTCGTGTGGCTGATCCTGGCCATCGCTGCCGTATTCGTATCGGTGATCCTGCTGTTCGGTGGTGGGGATCGGTTGGTTGATGTCCAGCAGGTTGAGCAGCCAGCAGGGTGGCTGATCGTATGAACGCCGAGGAACGCGAAGCCCGCAACCAACGAATCCTGGCCCTCACCCGAGCGGGAAAATCAATCACAGAGACCATGGCGATCGTCAACTGCTCGGAATCGACAGTCACCAAGGTTCGTCGGCGCTACGGACTCAGCCGGACCATCGAGCCCCGAGTGCGTTTCGCCACCTTCGAATCGGCACTGGCAACCGGAATGCCCATCGAGAAAGCCCTGAACGAATCAGCTTGGGGCAATCCTGAATCCGCGGCCCGCTTCTATTACCGCTACGAACGTGAGCTGCCACCTGAACTGGTGGGTGCGGTGCGGGATTGTGCTGCTGGGCGTCAAACCTTTCGGTCTTCTCCGAAGTTGCTGCCACGCCAGATAGTTACGACTGAAGTCGATTGGTCGTGTGAGTCGGACCTGGATTTGGTTGGTGATGCTGCGATTGATTTGGCGTTGAGGGTTCGGGATGAGTTTCCGGGGGACTTGTTGGAGGAGTTCGCGCGGATGGCGGTTGAGCGTCCTCGCCGGTTAGCGCAGGTGGTGTTGGCGTTGGCTGCTCTGGTTGATCCGTCTGAGAGTGATGAGCGGATGAATGAGCGCCTGTTTGCTGCTGCCGCGAGTCGGGTTGAGGTTGTTCGGTTGGGGCGGAGGCGTGTCTCGTGATGGCGCCGGATTCGGTGTCGATGCCGCTTCAGGTGCGGATCGACCTCGCGGTTATTCACGCCCAAACGGCGCTGAACTTCCTCGATGAGGCTGACGTAGCGGATTCGCCAGACGCTAAGGCGATCTGGCATACGCACGCGAGGAACGCAGTCAGCAAGTGCATTGATCGACTTGAGGACAGGTGGGACACGTGAGCCGGTCTATCAGTAAGTACGCCTACGACCTTGCTATGCGTGTCCTCGGCCCTACCGCTGAAACCTGGCTGGCAACTGAACGCCTCGGCCTCGGAGATGAACCGGACGTACTGACGACCGCCCGAACAGTCCTTGATTCAGGCTGCCCCGCCTGCATCGAAACCGTCATCAAAGCCCTCGAATCGATCGAAAAGGATCCCAGTGAACGACCGAATGCGTGAAGCAGCCGCACGGGCTGTTGTGTACCAGATCGTTGAGCAAGCCGCGAAGGCCCGCAAGGACGAGGCGAAAGCGGAACTAGCCGAACTGGAACCGGGTGATGGGATTTCGGCTCGCCTCAACGGAGTGGCGATCGGTAAGGCCACGATGACGGCGGGCCGGCAGAAGCTCACCGTGACGGATGAGTTGGCACTTGTGGAGTGGGTGAGGCGGAATCATCCGACGGAGATTGTGGAGTCTGTGAACCCGGCCTACATGAAGGTGTTGGAGGCGACCGCCAAGAGCCTCGGTGCGGTGATTGACGACCAGGGGGAAGTGGTTCCTGGGATCGAGATCACGTACGGGGATCCGTTCGTGTCGGTGCGGAAGGACAAGGACGCCCCGTTCGTCGTCGCGCAACTGCTGAGCACTGGCCGGTTGTCGTTGGACGGCATCAAAGCAATCGAGGCCGCCCAATGAAAATCCATGAAGCTTTGGCGAAGGTGATGGCCGATGTGGGTGCGGTGAAGAAGTCAGACCAGAACACCCAGTCGGGATACAACTTCCGCGGCATCGACGCCGTCACAAAAGCCGTTTATCCAGCCTTGTGTGAGCACGGGGTGATCGTCCTGCCGAAGGTCTTGGACTACCAGTACGGGACTGTGGTGGTGGGCCGGAACCGCACTGAGATGTCGCATGTTCGGTTGACGGTGGAGTTCACTTGGGTTGGCCCGGAGGGTGATTCCCTGTCGACGGTCGCGGCTGGTGAAGCGTTCGATTCGGGGGATAAGGCGACAGCGAAGGCCCATTCGGTGGCGTTCCGTACAGCTCTGTTGCAGACCTTGTGTCTTCCTACGGATGAGCCGGACCCGGACTCGAAAACCTATGAGCGTTCAGCCCCGCCAGATCCGGCGTTGCATGAGGCGAACGAAGCCCGCGGGGAAATGCTGGAAGTGCTCAAGCAGTACGGGTGGACACCGGACAAGTTGATTAGCCGCTTCAGGAGCGACTATGACGCCGATTTGTTGGCTGCGGATGCTGCGACGGTGAAGGCTTTCGCGGATGCGTTGCGGGATGAAGCTGAAGCGCAGGAGCAGGCATCGTGACGGATCACCTAGAGGCAGCGCGGCGGCTGGCCGCCAAGGTTGAGGGCGCCAGCGAGCCTGGTGAAGTCGCGCTCTACACACGCCTTGCCCTCGACAAGCTGGCTGATGCCATCGAAGAGATGCGACAGCAGCCCATTGTCATCAACGGACCTCGGAAGCCACGTCGGTACACCGATGAGGACCACCAGGTTTGGTTCGATCCTGATAGCGAGTCTCAGCCTGCCGAGACCGTGCCGGAACTCCTGCCGGAGCATCGGGGGCGGGAGTGGGTGGACAAGGACGGCGAATCGTGGCGATGGCACGACGAGGTCTGGCAGGTCAATGCGGACGAGATCGGCTGGTGCGCTGCTGCTGAAGGCCATCGGGCGAGTAACTACCGCCGGTTCGGACCGTTCACGGCGGTGCCATCGTGACGGGCTTCTCGAAGCAGGTCCGGGAGATCATCACGGAACGCGCGGACGGGTGTTGTGAGCGGTGCGGACGCCGAACCTGGGACATGCAGGTACACCATCGTCGACCGCGCGGCGCTGGTGGGACGCGGCGGCCGGAGACGAACCAGCCGGCGAATGGGGTTCTGTTGGATGCGGACTGTCACAGGTGGATTGAAGCCAACCGTGCATCTGCTCTGTCGGATGGCTGGTTGGTCCGTCAGTCCGACACTCCAGCAACTGTTCCCGTGTTCCGGCGTGGGGTTTACGTGTGGTTGGGCGATGACGGCTCGATCACCCATGTGCGACCCGATGAACCACTGGATGTCACACAGAAGTTGACCATCCTCCGCGCCTACACCGAACTATCGAAAGGCCAAGCATGACCATCACGTTGCAGACCAACGAGTTCGTTCGAATTCTCAAAGAGGCAGCTCTGTTCGCGGCGGCCACCCCGAACATTCCGGTGATCAATGCGGTGCACCTGGAGGCTCGCGGCAAAGATCTGGTCGCCGTCGCTACGGACCGATTCGTCCTCGGCGCTTCGAAGACGGAACTTGACGAGCCTGATGAGACGTTTATGGCATCCCTGCCTTTGAGGCAGGTCCGGTCGATCGTGCAAATCGCCGGTGCAGGACGTCAGTGTTTCTCGACGGTCGCTGTTGATGCCGACGACAAACAGGTGCGGATTGCCTTCAGTAGCGGCGAAACCCTCACCTTGTCCACTGAGGTAGAGCGAGGCCAGCACCGGAGTTGGCTCCGGCTCTTGGAAGCCACGCCTGGCGATGAGCCCTCCAAGGCAATGGAGGTCAATCCGCAGTACCTGGCGAAGTTCGCCCAGGTTCTGGGGAAGCGGGCCGCCCGGATGCGGATGCACTTTTTCGGGCACCACCGTCCGATTCGGGTAACGGTTGGTGACTGTTTCGTCGGAATGATCATGCCGGTCCGGATCGAGGACGAGGCCATGGATTGGGCAGTGCCCGAATGGGTTGCGTTTGTAGCCGATAAACCCGCGAAAGCGCCTGCACGTAAGCAATCAGCTGCGCGTAAGCCCCGTCAGCCTCGGAAACAGCCGGCGGCATGACAAGCGCTCCGTTGGCGTGGTTGTCGGATCGGTCGGATCGGCGTGTCAAGGCCGGTTTGGAGCACAAGTGTCCGACGTGTCATGCCCGTGTTGGGCGTGAGTGTGGTTGGTGGCGTGGGAAACCGGAACGGTTCACGCCCTTGAAGACCGGGGTCATCCACATGGTGAGGGTGCCCGAAGAGGTTCTATTCAGGAGGTCAGCATGAAGCGTCCACTGCTGGTGGATCAGCGAGAGAACGATAAGGGCCACTTCTGGTACGTGGTCCGTGGCGGGAACCGTCAAGTACTGACGACGTCGGAGATGTATCTGAGCCGTGACGGGGCGCTACGTGCGGCCCGGAACTTCATCGAATTGATTGCCCCTGTGCAGGTTGAGTTCTCGTACTGGGCTGGAGACCGTCCGCGCCTAGACCGCTTCGGTATGCGGAGAACCGACCTTGATCGCAAGCTGGTCAGGGAGCTGATCCGATGACCGATCTCCAGAACCTCGCCGTGTTCACCATCGTGGCTGTCCTTGTTGCTTTTGGTGTGTTCGCCCTAGTGATGGACGGACGCCAATGAGCGAGATCGCCTATGCGCCACCTACCACTGGCCTGACCTACAGCGAGGCGATAGCCAACCTGGAGATCAGCAACCCGCCATTCCAGAACTCCGAACTTGGGATCGACGAGACCGGTGTCACCTGGCCGACCAACGTTGAGATCGCCCGCGCAGTTGGGGGGGCTCTCGCCGAGGGGCTCGGGCGCCGAATCACTTTCGGGACGTTCGACAACTGCCGCGAGTACGGTCTGACATTCACGGCCGGCGACTGGACGTTCTGCTGCTTCGAGCATCGAAACAGCGACCAGATCATGGTTGAGGGCTGCCCGACAGCTGAGATGAAGGAGTGGGGACCATACGGCTGCTACGACAAGTACAGCATGATGTGGCACGCGAGTGATGGCCATTACCAATCCGTTACGCGGGCCCTGTCTGCTGTGTTGGTGGCTGCGCTCAACGGCCCGCTGACCCGCCTAGAGGCGATCGCGATTCTGGGCGGCGCGTCATGAGCTTGAAGTGGTCTATGGGTGAGGGTCGTGTCCTGACTGCTATCGGGTTGCACGGCAAGTACACGGTGACCCCGGCGAATAATGCGTGGTGGCTTGAGGGCCGCGGTCACGACGGTCTCTTGATGATCGCTTTGCCTGTTCGGGGCCGGCCTTTTTTGACGCAGGACGCTGCACGGGTTGAAGCGCAACGCCTCGACAACGCGCGGGTCGTCGAATCCGAATTGAGTGGCTGCTGATGAACGCAACTGAGGAATGGGTCTCACTGAAGGGATGGGTGGCTGACCCACCTTTCGTTCAGTCACTGATCGCGGTGACTGTATGGCCGAAGTTAACGAAGCGGCAACGCGTACTGGTCGCTTCATGCCGCGACACCATCGACCCCGAGGCGGAGTTTCCCGCGAAGTATCGGATTGCCGTGGACCGTCTCGCTGACGCCCCGTCGAAGACTCTCACCTCGTTGCAGCTGAAGGGTGTCGTGGATGAGTTTGGGCGGCTGACGGTTCCGGGGATCTATACCGCGCTCTGGAATCAGCTTGAGCGTGATCAGGAGCGCAGGGAGGCGAGGGCATCGTGAACACAACAGACGACGGTGACGAGCCAGTCGGTGAGTTCTCGGAGCTGTCGATTCCTCGTGTGGTGTCCCTTCTGGACCGGCAGACACAAGCACTCAACGAGATCCGGGAGACTGTCGAGCACTTGCTTGGCGAGCCCCGTCAGCATCAGGGGGTCCGGCAAGCGGCGCAGACCTTCGCCGCCATCCTTGAGCGGAACGGGCTCACATGACCACCGACAAGATGGAGTTCAGCCGCGACGATCTGATCGCGATCTGCCGTGACGCCGTTGTGCCGCAAGGACGTTGGCGGGATCGCGATTCGTCCGCGGCTCAGCGGCAGCTCGGCCAGGCCTGGGTGCTGCTCAGTGCTGGCTGCGAGTACCGCGTGATGCACGCTGGCAGGTTGGCCACCAACGATCGGACCATCTGGATTGAGATCACCTGGCGCGGCTTCCTCGACTTCGAATACGGAACCGAGGCTACTGAGAGCGAGACGTTCTACCTGCCGACGCGCGCACGACTGGAGCAGGCCGCCGGGGGTGACTGGTACTGATGACCACGTTCACGACGGATGACATCGCCCTGGCCATCGAGATTCCCGGCCTGTATGACGGCACCGCGGTCTACCTGCTCAGGGACGGGACGCTGGTGAATCGGTTCCGGCGGGCGCCTGGTTGGTCTGCTGCGTTGATCGCCCGGGTGGATGAGTGGATCGCCAACCATGGGGACACGTGCCGGAAAGCCCACGCCGACATGCTCGATCAAGCGCAGGCGTCGTGACCGGCGGGGCGATGGGTTCGCATCAGTCCGCGCGTATGGGCTCTGATGTCTACTACCAGGACGACCTGGTCACCCTGCACCACGGCGACTGCCTCGAGAACCTCGCTCTTCGTAAGTTGGGGATATCCGACGAAGTACTAAAGTCGCTGCCGGACAACAGCGTCGACGCAGTCATCACAGATCCGCCGTACGGGATCCGCTTCATGGGCAAGGCGTGGGACGGCGCCGACATCGAGGAGCGCACCCAGCGTGGTCGTGAGGTGTGTCCGATGCCGGCCGGTGTTGGGGGCCTGCAGGGCGGTTACCGGTCCCGTGCTGCGGAAGCGGGGCGTTACGACCTGTCGGCGAACGCAGCGTTCGGTTTGTGGTGCGAGCAGTGGGTGGCCGAGTGCCTGCGCGTCCTCAAACCCGGCGGCTACCTGCTGGCGTTCGGCGGGTCGCGTACGTGGCATCGGCTCGCTGTGGCGGTCGAGGACGCCGGGTTTGAGATCCGCGACAGCATCGCATGGCTGTACGGCAGCGGTTTTCCGAAATCGCTAGACGTGTCGAAGGCGATCGACAAGCGGCGAGACGACGAGGCCGAGATCCGGGCTGTCTGCCGCTGGCTTCGTGCGCAAATCACGTCGCACCCATCGGAGACGATCGCGACCATCGCTGAGCGGTTCGGCTTCCATCCACGCATGGTTGAGCACTGGGCCGCAAGGGATACCGACTCGCAGCCTTCCCTGCCGACGCTGGAGCAATGGGACATCCTGCGCGAACTGTTGGCGTTCGACGATGAAGTCGACGCTGAAGTCTTCCGGCTGAACGTGCGCAAAGGCGAGCCCGGCGAAGCGTGGGCCGATCGACCGATCGTCGGCACCGTTGACGAGTGGGCGAACCGCACCAACTATGCGCTGACATCCCGGGACGGACTGCGCCGCGGCGAGTCCAAGAACCCACAGGCCAAGCAGTGGGAGGGCTGGGGCACCTCGTTGAAGCCTGCGTTTGAGCCGGTCGTGGTGGGCCGGAAACCCTTGGCAGGCACGGTGGCGGCGAACGTCCTGGAGCATGGCACGGGTGCGCTGAACATCGACGGGTGCCGGGTCGGGACTGCGGAGCGCGTGAATCCCGCCGGCGGCGCATCGAGCCTCCAGCGGGTCTCCCGGGTGCAGCATGGCTATCGCGACACCGTGACCGCATCGGAGGGAGCCGAGTCCACGGTGACGGGCCGGTGGCCGACGAATGTAGTGCTGGACGAGTCGATGGCCGCCGAGCTCGACGAGCAAGGGCCACAAACGAAGTCATCGGCAAGTCCCCGAAATAACGGATATCAAACTGGCGTAGCTTTCGGGGCCGAGAGGCCCAATGTGACGGGTGGACACGACGACGCAGGAGGACCGTCGCGGTTCTTCCCGGTGTTCCGGTACGAGGCGAAAGCCGGTGCTGCTGAGCGGCCGTCGGTCGACGGGGTCGCGCACCCCACGGTCAAGCCGCTGGACCTTATGCGGTGGCTGGTGCGGCTCGTCACCCCGCCCGGTGGTGTCGTTCTGGACCCGTTCGCTGGTAGTGGCACGACCGCGGAAGCGTGTGTTCACGAGCACATGCGGTGCATCACGATCGAACGCGAAGCCGAGTACTTGCCGTTGATCGTGTCCAGGTTGTCCAAGCCGATGGAGGTCGGTTTCGACTTCGGGGCGATGTCATGACGTCCGCCGCGTCCGGCCCGTGCCGTTGTTGGGTGACATCCCCACCCCTACTGCATGAGGGTCATTGCTGCTTTATGGACGATCCGCGGCCTTTGGAGGAGCTGCTGCCGGGTGACCTGCCGGCGTGCGGGCATTGGCATTCAGACACACCACGACCGGAGGTAACAGCATGACGATGGATCGCCTCGCCGAAGCGCGGCGGCTACTTGATTGGGGTGACGAGTACCTGCGCGTCACGGACGTGGCTTTAGCGGTCCGGCACCTGGCCGATGCTATCGAGGAACTGCGACCACCGCCGCCCGCACAGTTCCACGCCCGGAATGCCGCCAACTGCCGGGACACACAGGGCCATCCGCCGGTCGCGGGGGTGGTGTGCGAAACCTGCGCCACCCAACCCGACTACAGCAGGTGTCCTCGCTGCGGCGTCGAGCACACTGATCGGCCTGGAAAGCTCTGCTACCACTGCGGACTGGAGCCGCCTGGTGAGCCCGAGACGGTACCGGTTCTCCTGCCCGAGCATCGGGATCGGACCTGGGGCTGGGTCTGGGATCGGTCTGAGCCACAGCACTTCGGCCTCTACTACCGCTATCGGAACGGTTGGCAGTACAGCCACGACCGAACGAACTGGCATAACTGCGAGGACGAACAGGGCCGGACGTGGCTACCGGATGCGAACGTGCCCGGTGAGGGCGGATTCTTCACTGCTGTTGAGGAGGCGTGACTGTGGATGACTCGGAGAAATGGCTTCCGGTTCCAGGATGGGAGGGGATCTATTCCGTCAGCAACCATGGAAACGTTCGTAGCGAAGACCGCACGATCATCCGATCGGACGGGCGACGCATGACCTTGCGCGGTCGACAACTCGTTCCATCGGTTAAGCCGCGCACGGGCCACCGATGGGTAGGACTGCTGCGGAATTCCGTCAGGACGCACGCGAACGTTCACCACCTAGTGCTGACGGCCTTTGTCGGCGCGAGGCCAGCGGGGCTCGTGTGTCGCCACCTGGACGACGATCCAGCCAATAACCACGTTTCGAATCTGCGCTGGGGTTCCGTGTCAGAGAACAGCTTCGATCGGGTTCGGAACGGGAATCACCCTAATGCGCGCAAGACGCACTGCGTTCGCGGCCATGAGCTGGCCGAATGGAATCGAACCAAGTACTCGAAATCCGTAGGTCGGCGGTTCTGCCTGGCGTGCAACAAGGCTGGTAGTTACATCCGATACCGCGGCGGCGCGGGCGATTTGCAGGCGTTGTCTGACGCGTACTTCGTTGAGCTTCGCGACCAAGCAGCAGAGGGGGCGAAGTGACCGTTCACAGTTGCAACTGCGCGTACGGCACAACAGATCCCCGTTGTTGTGTGGCGAAGGCCCGTCGCGCGGAACTTGAAGAGGCCCACCGGCTAGGCCAGCGGGGCGAGCCACTGCCAGAGCAGGATCGGCCAGCAAGCGCACGTAATTGGATCGACGCAAGCCCGGAAGCCATGCGGGTTAGGCGGTTCCGATGAATGACTTTCGTGGCACGCACCGGCCGGAACTTCTGGCTGACCCGCGAGATGCCGTGAAGCTGATCGCCTTCTTGCTTCGCCTGGAGGCCAATCGGGAGGCCGACAATGCCAACTGATTTCACTGCCCGCTCGCAATCCACCGAAGGTGGTTGCTCTGGCGATCCATCTTTGATGGAACGCATCACCGAGATACTCGCCGCGCATCGGTTCTGGTGGGCCAATCACGCCAGCGTCGGGAGTGACGCGCATTGCGGTTGTGGCGACCGCCCCCGCGACATGTACGAGTGGAACTCTCACGTCGCCACCCTGATCGCCCAGGCGGCTGAGGGGCACTACCGGCCACGCATCGAAACAGTCGAACAGCTCGACGCACAGCCATACGGGTCGGCCATTCTGGACCACTACGCATCGGTTCTGGTGCGCGACCATGACGCTTGGTTGGAGCCGGGAGCGTCTGAACTTGATCCGCAGCTTCCCGCCATCTTGCTGTGGTCACCAGGAGCGGACGAATGAGCGGCGCCGGGATTCAGCTCTATGCCCAGCTACCACCGTGCGTTGACGAGCATGGGCATAACTTCACCATCCCGCCGGGACAACTGACCGCTGTCTGCCGCCGTTGTGGGTTGGTATCCAACCGGAAGGTATTGACGTGACTGACCCAGCTAGCCCGTCAGCGACGGGCGACGCCAACAGGTTTCGGGTGAACCGAGACCCGGCTGTTGAAGCAGCACAACGGGCAGTGGGAGAAATGCCAGCACTGGCCGAACCGACTGCATCGCAGCCGATGCTAAAGGCGCTGGTGCTCGATGTCGGAGCCGCCGCTGCCCGTGAAGCCCTCAAGCCAGTGAGGGAGTTACACAAAGAGCTTGATGGCCTGTTTGGGATTTCAAGCATGGATGCAAGTGGCGTGGCCGCCGGGGTCCGCATGGTGCTGTCGAGGCTTGCCCCGCTGATCTGCACCTCTGAGGAGGTTGACCGTGGCTGATGACATCGTTGCCCGCATTGACACACTACTGGAAGGCGCCACCGAGGGTTCGTGGGGCACGTACGGCGACGGCACGCACGAGGTGTACCAAGAGCCCACCGGCGACGACGAGGGCCAGTACATCTGCTACCAGGTGGTCCGCGCCGCCGATGCCCGGTTCATTGCTGCTGCCCGCACGCTGGTGCCGGAACTACGAGACGAGATCGTGCGGTTGCGCGAGGCTGGCCCTTGGACGCAGCACGTCGAGCGCCAGCGCGCCATGAAGCGGGAACGCGACGGCGACTGCATCTGCAATACCGGACCCGAAACAGACGGCCCCGAAGAGGAATGTCCTTGGCACGGGCGCGAATACCAACACTGGATTCGGGCGCTGGCGGTGCAGGAGGCTGAGGTTGAGCGCTTGAGGGGTGCGCTCAACGGGCTCGTCAGTCAGTGGAAGGCGATCGCCGCGGTCGAAGTCGGTGGCGGCTACGGCGCCGCGTTGGAGGACAACATCGCCGCTATCGAGGATGTGCTGCGGGGTGACCAGTGAGCGCCGGCAGTGTCGAATTGCGGATCACCACTGAAGGTGACTGCTGCTGCGGCATCCCCTACCCGAGCGTTAATCCACCACCCGACCACTGGCATCACATCGAATGCGATTGGGGGCGGATCGAGCACCCTGACCCGAGACCAGACCGCGGTGAAGTCGGCCACCTCTGCTTAGCGACAGGCTGGATAGTTGGCGCGAATCTCAAAGGCGGACCTAGCTACACGTTGCGCGGTATCGACGGAGCGGGACGCGTGCTGTACCAGAGGTACGAGGCCAGCCGCTGCGACGATCGGATCTTCATCCACACCGAATATCCGCTGTACCACGAAGACGGACTTCGCTTCGAAGACGGCAACGAACGCCCGGTGACTGGTTCCCAACGCTGGACGTGGGAACTGTTTCCTGCGCACTTCGCTGACGGTAAAGGCCCCGATGACATCTTCGTCGGGAGGTGGCCCGACTGATGACCGTCTCTGAGTCGACTCGTCGTTATCTCTCCACTCCTCGTCAGTGCATTGGTTGCGGGGGAAGACCTGCTGCTGCGATGCCGCGGTGTTTGACGTGTCACCGGTTGTACATCCAAGACCAAAATGAAGGGAGAGAAACATAGTGATGACACCGATGCCTTGGGTTGAACTGACAACCGAAGTGGCCCGACTAGCCCACGGAGTACTGGTAGTGCTCATCATCTGCCTCGCGTTGGGCGTGGTCTACGTGATAGCGAGACCGACACTCTTATTCCTATCGCTGTGGCGGTACGAGAAGCGATCCGCTAAGCGCGCCAAGAAGATGGTGAAAAGCCTCAAGCAATTGGATGCTGCGATGGCGCAACGGCGCCAGAGGCTCGAGGACGGTTTCTGCGTTGAATGCGGAACCCTGCCCCACATTGAAGGGCAACCGTGGTGCGGCCCCCACTACCAAAAGTTCGGTGCGAGGAGCGCCGACTAGTGCCTTGGTTTTACGTCGATGACGGGTTCTCTGACTCCAAGCCCGTAATGGACATGCCTGACCGTTACCGCCTCGCCGCGTGCGGGCTGTGGGTGCTCGCCGGATCGTGGTCCGCGAAGGAAGAACTCGACGGTTTCGTGCCCTTATCGAAGCTCCGTCAGATCGGCGCCCGCCCGGCGATCATCGCTGCACTGACCGAGCCGGGACCGATGTCGGCGCCACTTTGCACGAAAGTTTCGGGCGGAATCCAGTTCAATGCGTGGGAGAAGTGGCAGCCAACTAAGGCTGAACTTGAAGCAGAACGCATCGAAAACGCGCGCAAAAGAGAAGCAGATGCGGAGCGGAAACGCGCCGAAAGGTTGGCAAAAGAAGGCATCAGTTCGGCCCCGTCGAGGCGTCGTCGCAAGGGCAGAAGCGCTGTCACCAGCGCCGATCTGGATACAGCAGTTGAACCGTCCGATTTGTGTCCGAGTGGACATGTCGCGGATGTCCAGTGTGACTCGCGGGCGCGCGCGGGCGCGCGCCTGGACCCGACCCGACCCGACCCGACCCGACCCTCTTTATCTGTAGAGACTTTAGGAGGGGGGGTTGCGTCAGGTGACGCGCGCGACCCCCGCCCCCAATGCCCCGAACATCAAGAGAACTCCAACACTCCATGCCCGGACTGCCGGCGCCGCCGCGAGTGGGATGAAGCCAACGAGAAGCGCCTGGCTGCTAACGAGCTCGATGCCAAGCGGCGGGCGAAGGAGTTGCGAGAGAACTGCCCGATCTGTCATGGCACCAACTGGGTGCCGAATACCGATCCGGCCGTGAGGTGCAATCACCAGGAGGCCCAACATGCGTGACGGTCAGCAGCGAGTCCGGTACGGCACCGCCACGGTCTCCTGGGGTCCACGCCCGTGGGGACCGGACCGGGTGATCGCCAACGGGGTTGTCGAGTCTTTCGACGATCTGATCGAAGCGGTGCGTATCGCTCGTGACATGCGCGACGCCGGGCAGGTGCGGCCATGAAGGACTGGTCCGCGACTCGTGTCCGCGCTGATGCGTTGACGGTGTCGTGTCCGTATTGCGCCGCACCAGTGGGGGAGTCCTGCCGGACTGAGCTGGGGCCGTTGGTGGCGTTCCCTGCGCATGAGGTTCGTATCCGTGTAGCCGCTGTAGGACGTCAGGAGGAAGTGAAATGACCCATCACCCCACAGACCCCGGTTTGATCGCTCAGGGGGGCAGTGAGGCGGCAGGAACCGACATCCTGGCCCGGGCCAAGAGTCGGCTCGCTGAGATCTCGGATGATCCGATGCTGGTTCACCTGCTAAACGCAGGCGATGTAGTTGGCATCCTCCACGACCTCACCGCCGAGGTTGAGCGCTTGAGGGGTGCGCTCGACCGGATCAAGTCATCCGCCGAAAGCGGGGCGAAGGGCGGACTCCTGGTGTGCGAAGCGATCCACGAGTACATCGAGGGCGTGCTGCGGGGTGACCAGTGAGCACGTACCTGTATCTGGAATGTCAAGACCACAATCCGCCTATGCGATCGGATGGTGAAGTCGGACAGCATCTATACGACCTGACTCGAATCTGGCGGGAGATCGCCGACCGCGCGCTGTTCGTAGCCTTGCAGCGTTCAGAGATCGAGTTCAGTTACGACCATCACTTCACCAGCAACGCTGCTCGATTCTTCACGCAGCACCCGGACTGCCGTATCAGGATCTTCGATGAATACGGCGTTGAGCATCCGACAGCCGACCCTGAGGCGGATCGAATGAACGGGGTGACGCCATGACTGTTGGTGAATTGCGTGACCTGCTCACCCAATACCCGGATGGCATGGAAGTGAAGTGCCGGGACAGTGACGACCGACTCTATGACGTCGAAAGGGTTGGATCCGTTGCAATGCGGTCCATGTCGTTGTGGGAGTCCCTGGAGCGCAACGCGGATGCTGCCGGTGAGCGTGTGGTGGTGATCTACTGATGACCGACCAGCCGATGTCCATGCGAATCGTCTACGCACCGTCCTGGCCGCACGTCTGCCCAATCGACGGCATTGACGAAATGCCACCCGGAACGATCCTCAAATGCCCAACATGTGGGTGTCTCTACCGGTGCACTGGCAACGTCCTTGGCCCCAATAGTTCCCACTCCACGTGGCAGCCCTGCGAGCCGTTAGAAGCGGCGCTGTGGAGGTTGGCGGACTGGACGGACCGAGTGGACCGGTGGCTAGACAAGCGGTTCCCACGTAAGCAAAGCCGGAAGCGGGACAACACATGACAACTCCTGAGCCAACAGTCCACGGAATCCCTGCCACGGCTCATGAGCGTGCTCTACAGCGTTGGTTTCCTCACCTGTTCGATAGCGGGAGTGGTGATTGGAGGGAACTGGCTGCGTGTTCATCAGTGGATCCGGATTTGTGGCATCCGGAGGGTGATGAGGTGATCACGAAGGGCCGGCGAGCGAAGGCCGTCTGCCAGGAGTGCCCCGTGCAGATGGAATGCCTGGAACACGCCCTCACCAATGGTGAAACCCTGGGGATTTGGGGTGGCTTGACTCCCAAAGAACGCCACCGCCTCAAACCCGGTCAAACCACCCCAACCTGCCGAAACGGACACACCCAGTCTGACGACAACGTTCGGATCACCAGTGTTGGTCCACGCTGCCGACTGTGTCAGAACGAGACCTCACGCAAAGCCCGCCAACGCAAAAGGGAGGCACAAAGATGAGCACGTTCGCGCTATACCGAATGCTGACGGACAGCGAGGAGAGTGAACTCGCGTCATTCAACGCTGCCGTGGCAGCGGCCATTGAAGCACGTAGAACCTGGCTTGACGCCAAGATGCACGAATGCTCCAGCCTGCAACCCGGCGATGACATCTACGACCTCGACACCGGATACCGGATCGGCAAAGTCTCCAGGCTCTACCGGTACTGGGGTGACCGCGACGACGGCATACGCGACACGTCGATCGAAACGCACTACGAGTACGAGACCTCACCGCGGGGCTTCGACAACACATCACGACAGACCACACGGAGCTTCGGGACACGCGAGCAGGCCATCCGTGAAGCGGAACGGCGGTCCTCAAGACTCCGTCTTGGTGAACAGCTGATGGGAAAGCCCGTAGCTGTGTCCGGTCAACGCATCACCGTTTACCTGCCCTACGACGCCCCGACAAGACTCTTGGGCATCTACGACAAAGACAATCCGACCGACGTCTGGGTGAAGGAATACACCCTCACCATTGACCAGGCAGCACGGCTCCTGGCGGATCTCCAATCGGCGGTCCTCTGATGCCTCGTGAGGTTGATGGCTTGTTGGACACCATCGACAGACTGGTGGACGAATCCCTCGCCACAGGACCGGTTGATGACTACAACACCAACCGGTACGACAAGTGTTGGCACTGCGACCGGGACTGGCATGGTATTGCGATCACGGAACGTATCGAGCGGATGCGGTGGAGTGGACGGTTCGATGAGGCCTACCGGGTAGCTGACGATGACAGTCCCGTCTTGTGTCCAGGATCGGACTTCATCGGACCAGTGCAAACACGGACACGCCCATGGAAGATATCGGTCGGCAGTTACCACTGTGAGGTCGTTCCGGTAACGGACCGGCAGCCACGCCGTGACCTGAACTTCGGCATCACGGTTGATTTCCGCGCCGACTGGCTGCGCAGGATAGAAATGGAGCTGCTGTCCTTGCATGACGCCTGGGCTGCGATCCCAGACGATCCATTCGACACATCCGGTTGGCTCAACGTCGGCCACATCTCAGACGACAGCGATGTGGTGCCAGCGCAGGCCGAAACTGTGCCTGTCCGTTCCGATGTAGGAAGTCCCACCCCGCGCCGCCGGGAACGTCACCAACTCCGCACCCGCACTCAGCAGCAAGCCCAAGCAGCCCAATCCCGTCGGGAGTTGGTTGAACGTATGCGGGCCGCACAACCCCACACAACAAGGGAGACAACACCATGAGCGACATGACAGAACACCTGTTCGGAATTACCGAAGTACAGGTTCGCGCCGAAGTTTTGCAGCGTGCCGGTGACGCAATCCTGAACCGCTACCCCGACATCCAAGGCTGCGACATCGAGGAAGTCGCCGCCGCAGTCCTCGCCGCCACAATCGAAGCCCCCGCAGACGACGTGATGCGCGCCTACACGTACATGAATGGCTGGTGGTGACCGTGACTGAGTGTGTGCGCTGCAAGGCGAAGTCGGAGCAGTTCGGTTGCCCGTCCTGCGTCTCGAAGCTGCGGAAGTTGCTCGCTGACCTACCCGAATGGTTGTCCGAGTTGGAGGCTACTGCTGCGGGTCAGGCGAAAATGGGCGGCACGGTTCGGCGTTCACCCCGGTATCGGCAGGTGTTGGATGGTGATGCGCATCCGATCGCACTGTTCCCGAAGGACAGCGAGGAGAACCTAGCTAAAGCGCGGCATGATCGGGAAGAAGCTGTGCTGCGGGACGCACTAGCTCGAGGTCGGGTGAATGCACGGGCAGCGGAACTCAACGACAAAGCCCACGCCGTCCTCACCGAGTGGGTGAGGGACTTCTGCGAGACCCGCGGTATCCCATTCCCCACCTTCACCCCGCAACCGCGTGTTCTGGTGGTTGAGGATCAGCCTCCACCACCGTGGATCGATGCCACCACCATCCACGTCGCAGCCGGTGACCCCGGACAGCTGTGTGAAAATTGCGACATGTACCACCGGGGTGAGTGCGCATGGTAAGTGGGGCAGTGAGCGACAAACTCGCCGACCGCGGCCGCCGGTACGTGCAGTGGGCGATCAACATGTACCGGCCTGACTGGTACACGGTCGTGCGCCGTGAGATGGGCGAAGTCGTGCTGATCAGCACCGCCGCGACGATGTGTGACGCTGAGATCGCATGCTGTGTTGACCGAGCGCGAGTATTGGCAGACCCCCGTGTGATTGAGATTTCAAGCCCCGAGAGGAACGTGCGATGACCACCACCTCGCCCCAGCTCGCTTCCTGGTTGCACGCAAACATCTCCACCATCGCTGCCTCCGAGGATTTCGATCTGATCTTCACTGAGATAGCGGAACTGTCTCGGGATATTCAGCGGGCGGTGGATGTTCCGGTTCCCCTGCATCGGTTCGGTCCTTGCCCAGAGATGGTCGAAGCAGACCATGATGAGGACTGTGACCAGAGGCATCCGCATCAGTGCGACACCGAGTTGCGCGGCCACCACAGGGCTACCGAGGTGAAGTGTGACTCCTGCGGTGCTACTCACCCCACTGAGGGATTGTTTGAGCGTCAAGCCGAGTTCGCCGGCGGAAACTCCTACACCCTCAAGGAACTCACTGGCACCATCCTCCCAGCCCTCGGTGAATACGTTCCCGCCCGAACCATGCAGCACTGGGCAGCAACAGGACGACTCAACCCCACCGGATACACCGCCACGACGGCTACAGAGGACGCTGAACCCCGGTATCTCCTCGACGACATCCGGGAACTCTGGGAAGCTGCCATGAGCGAACAGAAGAGCAGCAAGGCGAAAGGTAAACGATGACCGACAGTAAGCCGCCGCCCCCTGCAGAGGGACGTAACGGGCGATGGGTACGGCTCGGCCGAGTAGGTGTGGATTCCGCATCCATCGGCATCACCGACCTACTCGCAGGCGTCAACAACTCAGCCGTAACCAACGTCGGCGCACCCGACTCCCGCTACGCCACATCAGGCTCCAAGTTCGCCGGAGACTGGGGCACAGGCATCCGCTTCTGGGCTGGTTTCGGTGACGGTGGCTACGACATATGGGGCTGGATCGTCGACTACGGCACCGACGACGTACCCGACGAGCGCGTGGCCCAAGTAGTCATGACACTAATTGATGAGCAAGACCTATCTGAGTGGCGCAGTGACACTCCGTGAGCTACTGATAGCGCCGATGCGCGAAAGAGTGTTAACCTAGTGCCAGCAGTACACCTATGCCTAAAAACCCGACCAGCAAGCAAGCTGGCCGGGTTTTCTGCATTCAGGAGGCAGCCTTGCTCGCGATGGCCGACATTGAACGCTTCACCGCCAGCGAAGCCGCCGAGGAGTACGGCATCTCCATCGCAGCGATCTGCAACTGGGTCCGTCGAGGCCACCTCCGGCCCACCGGAATTGACCATCGGGGCTGCAAAACGTACCGCAAGGCCGACCTAGAGCAGGTCCGCAGCCGATAGGGGGCGACATGCCTGACGAGTTTGAGCCGAGTTGGCTTGCTGGACTACCCGAAGAACCCGAAGAGGTCACCTACAGCGACTCGGTTGAATCGACCGCAGAACCGGTGAAACCAAAGGCCCGGATCAAAGTCGGAACCAAGACCCCGCCTACACCGAAGACCGCGTACGAACCGTTCCACTGGTAATGGTCGAGTCCCTGATGGAGCAGTCCGCTATGGACTACCTCGCAGGACTCGCCTCACATATTCCCGCCGACCAAGCCATAGCCGAGATCGGCACCCATCACGCCGCCAACTTGTGCAGCATGGCGCGCGCAGCCAAGGATGGCCTCGGCGCAACCTGCTACGGGGTTGACAGCTACGGGAGCGGCGACATTTACCGTGGCCGACCGCACATGCTCCACCGCTACACCAACACCGATCACAGGATCGCGGTCGACAACATTCGGCGCCAACAGTTAACACACCACGCGAAGATCCTCGTATCCACGAGCGTCACCGCAGCATCATCCTGGACTGGCCCACCAATTGGCCTACTCGTCATCGACGGCGAACACCGCGAACACGCAGTCCTCCAAGACTTCCACTCCTGGCGCCCACACCTGACACCGGGAGCCATCATCGCGTTCGACGACTACGAACCATCCCGTGTAGGAGCTGGTGTCATCAAAGCCGTCGACCAACTCGTTGAGTCCAGTCAACTGCACAATGGCCGGCTCATCGGCACACGGCTCTACATCACCAGCATCTAGGGGGCCGAAAATTGCTGGCGATCTACCCATGCCGACCCGGCGACGTCAACGAAGAACTTCGCTACAGCCTCCGCTCCCTAGCCAACATGCCGGACATCACCGAGGTCTGCATCGTCGGATACTGCCCGTCATGGTGCAACCCCGACCTGTTCATCCCCGGCAACCGCTGCGACACCGGCCACGCCAACGTCTACGACAACATCCGAATCGCCAGCCAACACCCCGACGTGGCCGACAACATCTGCGTGATGAATGATGACTTCTTCGTCACCGAACCCGTCGAGACCGTCGAAACGTTCTACCGATGCGCACTCGCCGATCACCTGGACATCCCCAGGGTCAAGCGCGGCAGCTGGTGGAAAGACTCACTGGTCACCACCCAAACCTGCCTCCAGGCGCACGGGATCGCAGCCCCACTCAGCTACGAACTCCACGTGCCACTGCCGGTTGAGAAGGCGGCCATGGCCGAAACGCTGCAACTGTTTCAGCACGTCACGCCCGCGAACCCCCCGCAGTGGAGAAGCCTTTACGGCAACATGCACAACATCGGCGGCCAGCAACGTGACGACGTCAAGGCCTACCAAGCGGGGAAGCTCAACCAGCCCTACCACTCCACCGAGCCCCGCAGCTTCCCCGCATACCGGGACCAACTCGCCGCCATGTTCCCCGCGCCCAGCCGCTACGAACTGGACACGGAACTCGCAGCATGAGCCGCAACACCAGCATCCGCGACAAACACCGCAGCATCATCGCCAAAGACAAACCACCCTGCGGCATCTGCGGCGGCGAGATCGACTACAACGCGCCCCAATACCACCCGCTAGAGTTCACCGTCGACCACATCGTGCCGGTGGCGCTCGGCGGCGCAGACGTGCTCGAAAATAAGCAGGCAGCACACCGCCACTGCAATAGGCAGGCGGGCGCCAAGCTCAAAGGTGACTACACGCCGCCGGCCACGGTCACGCGGATCACCGAACGCGACTGGTGGTCCTAGCTAACTAGATGGCCTAACTATGTAATATGGCCGAACAGGTGTTCCTGCGAACAGATGTGCGACGTGTTCGAACAGACGTGCGGTGACATGGGCCACCCACAGTCAATAGGCTGCCTAGGCAACGCGCTGACCTGCGACGATAGGGGTGGGGGGTGACCCGCATCACACCCACTGAGCGCCACTCCATTGGCGTTAATCGAGGGAGCTGCCCTTTTTTTCGCACATCCGTTCGCTCGAATCGAACGGCTGTTCGGCACCGTATCGAACGGCTGTGCGAACGAATGAGTGTTCGATAAGTCCAGCAAATAATCGCGAGGGGGTGAGCAAAGCTCATGTCCAAGGTGATACCGATGAAGCGGAAGAATGAGGAGCCGCCTGCCGTCGTTGCGCCATGGTCTGCGCTGGGGTTCGCCACTGAGCGGGACATGCTGCTCGATGACCTCAAGGCGCTTGACCAGCGGATCAAGTCCCCGTCGACCACGGCCACTGCTGTTGCTGCGTTAAGTAAGCGCAAGCAGGAGGTGTTTGAGCAGATCAAGGCGCTCGACTCTGGTGACGACGAGGACGACATCCTCGATGACGCCGATGACGAGTCCTGGCCTGCCGGCTGACGATCTGGTTCCTGGCGCGCGGCATGCGATTGCGCCGGCTGGGATCGTGTCGACCGGGTGGCCGCGCATTAAGAACACTTGCCGCAATATCGGCTGGCGGTTCGATCCTTGGCAGGACGCGGTTGGGCGGCTGATTCTTGCTAAGAAGGCTTGTGGAGGCTGGGCTGCGGACCTGTCGATTATGTCGATTCCGCGCCAGGTGGGTAAGTCCTATCTGCTCGGCTGCATCATCTTCGCGCTGTGCTTGCTCACTCCGAAGTTGCGGGTGATTTGGACTTCGCATCACACGGCGACGACCGAAGAGATGTACGAGGCCATGAAGGAGCTGGCCGAGCATAGGCGCGTGAAGCCGCACGTTCGCAAGTGTGCGGCGTTGCAGGGTTCGCGGTGGCGGATTTCGTTCCGCAACGGCTCGCGAATTGACTTTGGTGCCCGGTCGCAGGGGTTTGGCCGGGGTAAGTCCAAGGTCGGCGTGCTGGTGCTGGATGAGTTTCAGCATATTTCGTCGCGTGCGTTGGCGAACTTGGTTCCGACGGCGAACACGGCAGATAATCCGTTGATTTTGTGCGCGGGGACGCCGCCGGGTCCTGAGGTTACCGGTGAGGCGTTCATTGGTCGTCGCAAGGCTGCGCTTGATCGGTTGTCGACGGACACGATGTATGTCGAGTTCGCGGCCGATGCCAATGCGGATTTGGATGACCGTAAGCAGTGGGCGAAGGCGAATCCGTCGTTTCCGAAGCGTACGCCTGAGCGCGCGATGTTGTTGATGCGAAAGATGCTCGATGATGAGGACTTTCGTCGTGAGGCGTTGGGTGTGTGGGATGAGTCGAGGCATGTGTCGATCGTTGCGCCCACGGTTTGGTCGGCATTGGTTTCTGATGGTCCCGCGTTTGATGTTGCCCCGGCTGCGTTGGCTGTGGATATGTCGCATCGGCGGGATATTTCGGTTGTGGCTGCGTGGCCTGTAGATGACCGCCTGCATGTTGAGGAAGTGTGGGCGGGCATTGATGTGGCGGCGGCGGTTTCGTGGCTGTCACGGGCTGCTGGGCGCCGTGTTCCGGTGTTGATTGATTCGTATTCGCCTGCGGTGCAGATGGTGCCGATGTTGGAGTCGGCGCGGGTGAAGGTGAGGCGCACGTCGACGCGGGAGATGGCGGCGGGCGCTCAGATTGTCGAGTCCCGGCTTGGTTCGGGCACGTTGACGCATGCAGGGCAGTCGTCGGTGACTTTGGCGGTGATGGCTGCGGTGAAGCGCCCGATTGGTGATGCGGGCGGTTTCGGTTGGGACCGTAAGGATCAGTCGAAGCAGATTCATCCGCTGGTGGCTATGTCTTTGGCGGTCGGTGGCGCGACGGGCACTCGTCAGCGCCGTTCTAATCCTGATGGTGCTCGTTCTAGCGGAAGAAGGGCGGTCGTGTTGTGACAAGCGTGACTGTCAATCTCCCCATTGGCGATGACGAGAATCGACTGATTAACCGGCTACTCGCTGAGATTCACAAGAAGGCTTTGCGTAATCGGTTGCGGGCGTCGTATTACGACCAGAAGCAGGCGTTGAGTCGTATGCGTATCGGTTCGGTGGTGCCACCGGAGTATCTACGCCTTGGGATCGTGCTGGGATGGTCGGCTAAGGCGGTCGACATCCTGGCTCGACGGTGCAACCTGGATGCGTTCGTGTGGCCTGATGGTGACCTGGATTCGCTTGGGTGGCGTCAGGTGTGGGACGACAACAGCTTCGCCACTGAGTCGAACTCAGGCATGGTGTCGTCACTGATTCACTCAGTCAGCTTTTTGATCAACACGGTTGGCACTGAGGGTGAGCCCGGTTCGCTGATCCATGTCAAGGATGCGCTGAATGCGACGGGCGACTGGAATGCGCGAACTAGACGGCTTGACAATCTGCTGTCTGTTACGGGCCGTGATGATGAGCGCAACCCGACGGGACTGGTGCTGTATCTCAACGGCAAGACGATTGATGCCCGCAAGGATCAGGGCAAGTGGTCGGTTGAGGTGACGGAGCATCCATGGGGTGTGCCGGCCGAGCCGTTGGTGTATCGGCCGCGTGCTGGTCGCCCGTTTGGGTCGTCGCGGATTTCTCGTGCGGTGATGAGCCTTCAGGATCGGGCGACGAAAGCGTGCCTGCGGATGGAGGGTCACGCCGATGTGTATTCGATTCCACAGATGATCATTAACGGCGCGGGCGAGAACGCGTTCAAGAACCCTGATGGCTCGATTGATCCGAAGTGGAAAATCGCCATGGGCCGCATTTTCATGCTGCCCGACGACGAGGATGCGCCGCCTGGGCTGGAGCGGGCGGAGATTAAGCAGTTTCAGGCGGCGTCTCCTGCGCCGCACATCGACATGCTCAAGCAGGTTGCCCAGATGTTCTCTGGCGAGACTTCGATCCCGCTGTCGTCGTTGGGTGTGTCGGATATGTCGAACCCGACATCGGCGGAGTCTTACATCGCCTCCCGTGAGGATTTGATCGCTGAGGCCGAGGGGGCGACTGATGATTGGGCGCCGGCGTTTCGGCGAACGATGATTCGGGCGCTGGCGATCGCTAACGGCGAGGATGGCGTTCCGGCTGAGTGGTCAACGATTGATGCGAAGTTCCGTTCGCCGCTGTACTTGTCGCGGGCCGCTCAGGCTGATGCGGGGCTGAAGCAGTTGACGGCTGCGCCATGGCTTGCTGAGACCGAGGTTGGACTGGAGTTGCTTGGCCTTGATGATCAGCAGATTCAGCGAGCGATGGCAGAGAAGCGCCGGGTGCGCGTGTCTTCCCTAATGGATCGGCTGATGGCTGATTCGCCAACTATTTCTGACGTGGCTGAGGCTGATTCGGATGCCGTTGGGAACGTCGCGGTTTCGCGTCCTGCTGTCTGACCTGACTAGGCATGTCCGGCGTGACGCTAAGCGTCTGGTGTCTCGCATGGGCCGGTTCACTGCGCGTGAGGGCCGCGAGTTCATCAGCGAGGCGTTCCCAGAACTGTTGCGCCCGTACATTGATGCTGCTGGTGATTTGACTGTCGAGTGGTACGACGGGCAGCCGACGACCAGTACGACGATCTTTGTGCCGCAGCAGGCTGAGCCGCCACCGGATGAGCAGGTGGCTGCGAGTGGCCGGTGGGGCATTGAGCAGCCTGATCCTGGTGATGCGCTCGGCACGGCGGGTGAACGCATTGTGTTCAACCATTCGCGTGACACGGTTTTGGAGAACGTGATCCGTGAGGGTGTGCGGTGGGCGCGTGAGGCCCGCCCGAATGCGTGTTCGTTCTGCAAGCTGATGACCACCCGCGGCGCGATCTATCACACCGAGGCGACGGCGCTTTCGGTGCAGGGTACGAGCGTCAAGCTGGAGCCGCGAGACCTGGAACTTATTGCGGCTGGTCTGCTTACCCGCGATCAGGCGTTGCAGGAACGAATGTTCTATCGGACGAAGCACAATGCCGAGAAGGCCGGGAAGCAGGTTGGCGACCTGATTGACCGGCAGTTGCGTGGCACTCGGGAACGCGGCGAACCTTGGCACGACCGCTGCTTCTGCGTAGCGGTCCCGATTCGCGAAGGCGACACCTACACCCCGCCCGAGTACGCGCAGTCATGGAAAACCGACTACCGAGACGCCATCACCGCAGCCGAAAAACAGATGGCGCAAAAGGGTGAGCACCGCCGGATGGACCTCAACGACATTCTGAATGGCTGGGACCGCAACGACCGCGCAAAGCGCGGTTTGAAGAAGCCGGGACCGAAGCCGAAAGCCGCTACCAGCAAGTAGCGCAACATCTTCACGCCCAAAGGGGCGGTTGTCGTGGACGGCCACGAATAAAGCGCCGTAGACCCCGCGAGGCCGAGATGGCTCCGCACTGTCCCGAGATGGGAAGCGCACAAGATGGAAGATCAGATTGAAGCCGCCGAGGCCCCCGAGATGGAGACCGAAGCGCCAGAACAGCAGTCAGAGCAGTCAAGTCATCAAGATGAGTTGCCCGCCGACCATCCGCTAGTGAAGTCGCTGGCGGCAACCAGGGCGGAACTCAAAGAGTTGCGCGGCAAGGCGAAACGCCTAGACGCACTCGAAGAAGCGCAGAAATCGGAAGCCGAGAAGGTCGCCGACCGCATCGCCAAAGCCGAAGCCGAGGCCGCATCGGTGCCCAGCCGGGTCGCCGACTCCCTGCGATCACACCTGGTTGCCCTGCATGGCATCAGCACCGATGACGCCGAACTGTTCCTGACTTCAGCCGATCCCGACATCCTGCTCAAGCAGGTGGCGCGGCTGACTGATCAGAGATCCAAGCGTGAGCGGGCCAATCACGTGCCCCGAGAAGGAACAAACCCACCGGCACCTGAGGACGACATGCGCCAGTTCACGCGCCAACTCTTCAAGGCCGATCAGTAGAAGGAGAAGATTGTGACCGCTTTGCAGACTTCACTGCTCAGCATTCCCACCCAGATCCTTGACCCGTGGCTGGGCAAGGTCCGTTACGGCTCGTCTGTTGCCACCCTGTCGGCGTCTGAGCCCATGAAGTTCGGCCTCGGCCAGTTCATGACGTTCGAGATCGGTGAGGCCGAGTATGTCGGTGAAGGGGCGCAGAAGGGCGCATCGACCATCACCCCCACCATCGTCACCGTCAAGCCGTTCAAGTTCCACAAGACGGTGCGGTGGACCGAAGAGGTCAAGTGGGCCAACGAGGACCACCAGTTAGAGGCCATTGAGCAAATCCTGTCGCGCATTCAGCCGGCCCTATCGCGCGCTTTGGATTACGGCGTGTATCACGGGATCAACCCGGCTGATGGCACCCCGGTTGGATCGATGACCCAGCGACTGTCGGGCACCACCAATATCGTGGAGTTCGAGGACGCCGACAAGGCTTATGAAAGCCTTGACGCCGCCGACCAGTTGGTGCTGGCCGACAGTTTCGTGCCCCGCGATGTCGCGCTGGACCCGGCGTACGCGGCTGCGTTTGGCAAGGTTCGTAATGGGCTGACCGAGCAGAAGATGTACCCCGATCTGTCGTACGCGACAGCTCCGGCTGGCCGTCTAGAGAACCACAACTCGTCGGTGTCGAGCACTGTTGGCGCCACTGGAGTTGCGGCGACCCCGACTGGCATCAAGGGGTTTGTGGGCGACTTCTCCGCTATCCGCTGGGGCATTCAGCGGGCAATCGGCCTGGAGATGATCGAGTACGGCGACCCCGATGGTGGCGGCGACCTGAAGCGCAACAACCAGGTGGCATTCCGCGCTGAGGTTGTCTACGGCTGGGCAATCGCGGACCTGAACGCGTTCGCCAAGATCGTTGACTCGGGCGACAGCTCGTAGCCCAATGCCGAGGTATGTGATGCCAACGGGCGTTGTGGTAGACCTTCCCGAAGCCAAAGCGCGGCGCCTCGGTGGGCTTAAGCCTGTCGAGGCGCCGCAGCGGCGACGGCGACGGTCACGGCATTCGCAAGGCGGCATGACGGCTGCACGGGGCGACATTTCGGCGGATGACGATGCCAGCGGTATCGATCGAGCCTGAAGACCTCGCGCCGTTCGCGGACATAGACGAGGCGAAAGCCTTGGAGATGATCGAGGACGCGCTCGGTATGGCCGAGCTGGTCGCCCCGTGCATCCTTGAGGATGATTTCACGCATCCACGTGCGGCGAAGGCTGTCCTGCGGGGCGCCATCCTGCGCTGGCATGAGGCCGGCCAGGGTGGCGTCTCGCAAGAGGTTGCGGGAATCTATCAGCAGACCATCGACACGCGAACGACTCGGCGTGCCATGTTTTGGCCGTCAGAGATCGAGCAGTTGCAGTCGATGTGTCGTGACGATGCCCGCAAGACTGCATATTCGATTGACGTCGTTGATCATTGCGCGTTGTCGATGCACGCCGATGTTTGTTCACTGGTGTTCGGCGCCAGCTTTTGCTCGTGTGGTGCGGACTTGTCGCGGACGGGTCCACTCTGGGAGTGCTCGTAGTGCAAGCTCGCCATCGCGTCCAACGCATCCGCCGCACCCAAACCGGCGAGAACGCTCTGGGGCAGCCGATCTACGCCGACAGTGTCACAAGCGTTGCGGTATACGGCTGGCAGCCGTCCAGTGAGATGGAGCGGCACACTGCCGCTCTGGCAGGCCGTACCGTGTCGGACTTGAAACTGTTGTCGCCCACGGGTGATTTCAAGTCGTCCGATGCGGTCGTTATCAACGGTGTGACCTATGAGGTTGATGGCGAGGTGGAGGATTTCACCAAGGGGCCGTTCGGGTTCAATCCGGGATTCGCTGTCGGGTTGAGGCGGGTGGGCTAATGGCCAATATGTCGCCCGCTGAGATTGCTGCGGAGATCGCAAACTCACCGGAGATGCACGCGTTCCTGATGGAGGCCGGTGAGCAGATCGCAGCAGATGCCACTGCTGCCGCCAACGAGCTTGTTGGTGAACGCCACAAGATGCCTGCCGAGTTCGGGGTCCAGGCCAAGCTGCGCGCGAAGACTGCGCGTGTGCATATCTGGGCGAAGAACGGTCCGGCGATTCACGCTGAACGCAAGGCGGGCGTCTTGGTTGCTGCCGCCGACAAGTACGCGGGGGAGCAGTGACCGAGGTTATTGGTACTGCTGTCGATCCGCTGATCGCCACCAAGGTCTACCTCGACACCGAGTTGGCTGAGCGTGGTCATGACATTCATGTCGGTGTGACCGCACCCAAGGGCAAGCCTGAGCGTTACGTCTTGCTGACCTATGGCGGCAACATTCTCGACAAGTCGCATCCGCAGCGCTTCACGACTGAACATCTGGTGGATGTGATCGCCTACGACGCTGATGCGGTGAAGGTGGGTTTGATGATCCACCTGATTCAGGCGCTCATGTTGTCGGTGTCGAACACTGAGGTCATCACCGCCCAGGGTCGCACGCATCTGATTGCTGGCCGTCCTGATTTCGGCCCGGTCGACTACCCGGACCCTGATGTGCCGCTGTTTGGTCGCCGCATGGGCGTGCGGCTGTTGATGGCCAACTCGATTCTCTGACAACAACTAAACACTCACTCATCAAGCCCTCGCTGCTGCGGGGGCTTTTTTGATCGCCGATCAAGGGAGAACAATCATGACCAGTCCTGCACCAGCGGAAACGTGGGGCGATCTCACTGAACTGTTCGCCGCATCCCCGACCGGGTTTGAGGTGGCTGGCGGTTTGTGGTTCCGGCCGTATGACCGGGACTTCAATGCGGCAGAGGATGTCGATCTCGACACTGACCTTGCGGCTACGGGTTGGACGAACCTCGGCTACATCTCCGCTGATGGTGTCGGCCAGAAGGTTGACGACAACACCAGTCCCATCGAGGTGTGGTCTGGTGATGAGATCGGGCAGCTGCGTGACAAGTTCGGTATCGAGATCACCGCCGAGCTGTACCAGTTCCTGTCGCCGAAGGTTCAGGCCGCGGTGTGGGGTGATGACATGGTGTCCACCGCCGAGGCCACTGCCTTGCATGGGAAGCGGATGAAGGTGGCGATCACTTCGGCGATCCCACCGCGGTGCACTCTGTTGACGGAATCGTTCTACAACGATGCCTTCATGCGGCAGGTGATCCCCGGTGCCCAACGGTCGGGTCTCGAAGATCTGACGTTGGTGCACAACAAGCCATTGTCGTTGAAGCCGACGTGGCGGACGGTGCGTACCCCGTCGGGTAAGCACCTGATCATCCACACTGACGATGGCGTGGTGGTGTCCTCGTGACCGGAACGAATCAGGTGCTGATCGAAACTCCTGCGGACTTCGTGGCCGGGCGGGTGCTGATCGGCGGGGTGGAACTTCCAGGGGTCATCGAGGAGGGGGGAGTCAAGATCATCCCCGGCCGGGGGACTGACATCAACCGTCTACAGGTGACCTTCTTGGTTGGAGATGTGAAGATCCAGAGCGCGGCGGTAGGGGTCGACTCGTGAGCGATGAGGTTGTGGACCGGCCGGAGTTCGGGGAGTATCCGGCCGGTACCGAGGTCTTCTCGGCGAAGTTTGATGCCGAGGACTTCCAAGACCCGATGTGGCTTGATGGTCGCGAGTATCCCGATGGGGCTGTTATCACGATCCGGCGAGGCAAGACGCCGCCGCAAGGGTGGGTGTTGCGGCACCGGCACCTGTCGCAGTGGGATCGTGCAGATCTGGTGTTTCGGATGCACGCCGACGACGACGCCCTCGGCGTGCTCTACGACCTCAACGACGAAGCGTTCGATGAGTTCGTGACCGCCTGGGATGAGGACGGCGGGGTGAGCCCGGGAAAATCGCCGAGATCTACCAGGCGCTCGAAGCCCACGAAGAAGCGGTAAGACGTGACTTGATTTGCGCAGGGTTGCGACTTGATGACGGCAACCTGTCGTTCAAGGATCTGCACGCGTTCATTTTCGCCAGTCCACCTGGTTCGGCGTTCTTCAACTCTGTTGAAAAGGGCTGGGACACCAACACACACCTCACTGCCGCGGCGGTGGATCTGTTGGCGATTCTGGCGTGGCAGAACACCACCGACGCGCACGAACGATTCCCCCGCAATAGGCCTAAGCCGATCCCGCGGCCAGATCATGACAAGCAAACACCAGAGACCGCTCCACTCATGTCCGCGCTGGGTGGCATGTCCGCCTCGGTGATGCCGGTCGAGGAATTCCAGAGACGTATCGAGGAAAGGAGGGCATCTCGTGGCGCTTGAACACTGGATCACCCTCGTTCCCGATACGAAGTCTCTGGAAAAGGGCATCGAGAAGGCGCTCGATAAGGCGAAGAAGGGCGCCAAGGTCGAGGTCAAAACCGATCCAGCGCAGGCGCGCAAGGCCGGTGAAGATGCTGGTAAGGCCATCGACAAGGGCGCCCAGGGTGCCACCAAGGACACCGGCAAAGACGTTGGCAAGTCCGTGGACAAGGGCGCCAAGGAGGCGACCAAGGACACGGGCAAGAAGGTCGGCGAGTCGGTCGACAAGGGCACCAAGGATGCCACGAAAAACACGGGCAAGGATGTAGGCAAGAAGGTCGGCAAAGACGTCGAGGAGGAATCCAAGAAGTCTGGCGCTAGTGCCGGGAGGGCGCTCGGGACTGCGCTAGGCGGCGCCCTGGGATCGATTGTCAAAGATCAAATCCGCCCCGTTCTCAACAAGGTCATATCCGGTGACTTTAAGGGCGCAGCTGCGGATGTGTCTTCCGTGCTGGATGGGATATCCGGCGGGCTCACAACCATTCAGAACATCACCGGCTCAGACAACTTCATTGGCCGGGGACTCGGGCGACTGCGGGATGTTGTTGATGGGGCAAGCGCTTCCGTTGGTGGACTGTCTGAGTCGATCGAGTCAGTGTCGAACGGCATCAGTGCGATCAACTCCACCAAGGACGCCGCCGTTCAACTGGTGGATACGTTCAACAACGCGAAGGACGGCATTTCGGGCGTCAAAGACCTCCTTGAGACGCTGGAGAAGCGCGCCCCGGCTATCGCGGACGCGCTCGGGAAAATCGCTGGCCCGATGATCGAGATTGCCGGGGCGGCATACGGCGTCGACTGGATTCAGAACCACCTACCAGAATCCATGCAGGGACGCGAACCCACGATCAATAAGAACCTCGGCCCAAACCAGGGGGCTGGCTTGTCTGGCCGGTCTTGGATGCATGATTTCACGCATCCTTGGGAGATTCCGCAACGTATGTGGCGGAACTTCTTCGATGACGACGCTGGTAGTGATGGCCCGGTCGCTAAAGCTGGTGCCGCTGAATCTGATGGTCCAGTTTCAGATGTCGGTCTAGGTGGCGGGCTTGGGGACGCTATCAATTCGGCATTGACAGGCAGTGCGCCGCCCTTCAACTACAAACCCGGCGACAGCCTTGGCGATGCGATCAACGATGCACTGTCGGGGAAGCCCCCCAAGGACATCCGGCCGGATATCCCTGAGATTAACGAGTATCGCATTGGCGGGGGTCTCGGCGATGTGATCAGGGATGCGCAGCAGCTGGACAAGGAGGCCAGGGAGGCGCGGCAAGCTGCGGACAAGGCTCAGAAAGAGGCCGACCGTGCCGCGAAGGTCGCCGAGCGTGCCGAGGCTAAGGATAAGCGCGAGGCGGAAAAAGCCGCAAATGCTGCGCAGCGTGAAGCGGATAAGGCTCAACGTGAAGCTGATCGTGCCGCGAAGGCCGCACAGCGCGAGGCAGATAAGGCCCAGCGTGAAGCGGCGCGCGGTGGCGGTGGTTCCATCGGTGGCGGCCGTGGCCCCAGTTCGACCGGAAGTGTGGGAAGTGCCGCCAGCGGACTCGGGGGCGGCAACGTTGCCGCAATGATGGCTCTAGCCCAAGCGGCCAGTGGCCGTACCAAATACGGGCCGGCGTCCGATCTGGTCGGTGGATTGGCTGACTGCTCGGGGGCCATCTCGGACCTCGTTGAGGTGTTGGACACCGGCGCATCAACACCTGGTCGCCTGTTCACCACAATGGATTTCGCTACCGATGAGCAGGCGGCGAAGTTCGGCTTCCTGCCCGGCTACATGCCTGGAGCACTGAACATTGGGGTCAACCCGTACCCAGGCCAGTCCGGGCACATGGCCGCCACCTTGCCTAACGGCGTCAACTTTGAAAGTGGCGGAGGCACAGGTGGTGGCGCCCAGTATGGCGGCAATGCGGCGGGCGCCCTCGATAAGCAGTTTGAGAAGCACTACTACCGGCCCGTTGGCGGCAGCGCAGGCGCGTTCGGTGGCGGGGTGAATCCGTCGTCCATGCCTGGCTTCTACGCCTGGGTTGTTCCGATGAAGGGTGACGGCGTTGCGGCCATGGGTGGTTCACGTGGTGGCAGCGGCGGTTCTGTGGGTGGAGGTCTCGGCGGCTTCGGTGGCGGCGGCAGTGGGAGCAGCAATTCGATCCTGAACCAGCTCCGCAACATCGGCGAAGGCGGCGCGAAAGAGACACTCCTTCCCACAGGCTTCTCTGACCCGACCACCTGGCCAACAGTGAAGTCGGGGCTGGCGTTACTGAACATCTTCGGCGGCATGCTCGGCAAGCCCCCCGGACAGGGAATGGGCCAGCAGGGCCAGATCAGCGACACCCGCAATCTTGCGCCGGGGGAGTTGAATCCGGCGATCACTGCTGGCGGTTCCGCATCCCTGTTGGGTGGTGCCGCCGACATGATGACGCAACTGACCCAAGGTGGTGTGGCGCAGCCGGGCGAGAGTCAAGGGGCGACGATCGACCAGTCCACCAACTTCTGGGGCAATGTTGATGGGGATGTGTCCAAGGGCAGGAAGTTGGACAATCAGGCCCGCGTTGCCGGTGCGCAAGGGTTGAAGCTCAGCGGACCTCGGGTGCTGTCTTGAGTCTGCCGGGTGACTTCTACTACGCGGACATCGACTACCCGAACGATGCTCACGGCAATCCGCGCTACGCGCAGCCGGATCCGCGGCACCCGTCGTTTCAACGCCTGACGAACTGGTGGGAGCTCGGACCCAACGGGACTCAGCTGCGGTCCGGCGACCAGGGTGGCGACATCACATGGGTGTACACACATCCGTTCAACTGGCGTATCTGGCATCTGTCCGGGCCGCGCGGTGGCCGCGAAGGCGTCACCTTGGCAACTGATCTGGAAGGCGTCCTCGACCCGGACTTTGAGATCAAATACCAGTCGGGTGCCTACATCGTTGGTGCTGAGGCGGAGCGCGTCGACTACCCGATGCGTGAAATGCAGATGGGTTTCTGGATTTACGGTGCCTCTGCGATGGCGAATCAGCCTGGCCCGTTCGGCTATCAGATGATCGGTGATGCGTTCCGGCAGTCGTGGTCTGAGGATGTGCCTGGCTATTTGGGGTGTTTCACGCGTGTGCATGGGTGGCGGTGGCTGCAAGTCCTCAAGGGTGGGTCTCCGAAGCATCCGTTGAAGCTGTCTCCGACGGCGCACGGTAATAACGCTGAACTGTGGCCACTACTGGTCCATGCCCCGTACCCCATGTACGCCAAGCGGTCTTTGACGGCTACGTGGAAGTCGTCCGCGGAGCAGGTCGCTGCGGGTGGCGGTGTTGCGAAGGGCAAGATTGCTATCGCTAATCGTGGGACGTGGCGTGCGCACCCGAAGTTCATTGTCACCGGTCGCGGCAATGTCAGTGTGCAGGACGGCATCGGCGGCAAGATGGTGAAACTGCCTGAGTTCTACGACTCTGATGGCGCGTTCATGATGGTCGACACCGATCCGACGCGGCAGACGATCACCACAGCGAATGAACCTGTTGATGATGGTTTGGCGAAGTTCATGCGTAACTCGCAGCTGTTGGAGGCGATGTTCCACACGCAGGTGCAGAAGTCGATCCCGGCGCAGCGACGTGTTCCCGGTGGCGTGCTGTTCGATAACCCGATTCCGATGCGGACGGTTGCGCATTTGAAGGTGGAGCACGACAACCCTCAGGGGACGGTTACGGCTGTGATGCCCCAGCACTTCAGGTGCGCTTGGGCATGAGGCTGCCGAGGATCGGTGAGAACGGGGTTCCTAACCCGCTTACCGCTCCGATTTCGGCGTACCGGTACGCCGATGCGAAACGCAAGGTGAAGGACGCCGAGTCCCGTGCCCGGCCGTTGATCCGGTTGTGGGACAAGAACATGGACTTCATTGGCCGTATCGGTGGCGAGAAGTCAGTTGATGTTGAGCAACGACTGCACGACACCGGAACCGGTTCCATCGTCCTACGCGGTTCGGATTGGATCAACAAGTTCCTGCGTACTGATGTCCGCGCCAATGATGACCTGAACATCACCATCGACCCGTATCCGAACAATCGGAATTGGCGGTGGCGGTGGGGCGGCAAAGTAACCGCCGTCCGCAACGTGCGCACCGAAAAAGGGTTGCATGAACTGCATTTCGATGTTGCGGAGAATCGGGAGCACTGGAAGCATCTCTATTTCGCTGCCACCCCGTGGTTTGCCCCGGAATTTCAGCCCCTCAAGGCCTGGGTGCTTCCTGGTAACACCCGAACGATCGTGTCGGTTACGGGATTCGTCAACCTGGCTCGGATCTTCTACCCCCCGCTGGGGATCATCGATAACTTCGTCAACCCTGGCGCGTGGATTAAGCCACTCACTGATGGCCGTTTGTGGTCGCCGTTGAACTGGCCGATCCAAATGCAGTTCGTCAACCCACTCACTGATACGTCCCGCTTCTCGGTCATCGCCACTCGCTGGTCCCCGGCGCACGACACCACCGCTGGATTGCTCAAGGACGCCGGCTGCAATCTGCGTGCCTACACGTGGCTGACCGAGGATGAGGATTCCCCGCACCCGGAGCTGGCGGCGCTCATCGGGCAGGAAGCCGCACGGCCGACACGGAACTGCTTCAGCGGCAGTGAGCGGTTCCTGACCAGGTATGGCACAAAGACCTTCGCCGAGACGGCCGGTACCGAGCAGATGGTGTTGGGCCACCGGGGCGAGTGGACCCCGGCCGTCGTCGAGGCGTTCGGCCAGCAAGAGTTGTACCGGATGGTGGTCGCCCGCCACGGCATCGAGAAGGAGATCCTGACCACCGCAGGGCACCGCTGGTTCCGCTCCGGCAGGCGGCGCATGAGGGGCGACAAGTGGTCCACCGAGACCACCACCTTGGGCCTGCGGCCTGGGGACCGTCTCGCCTCGAAGTTCAAGACCAGTCACTTGCACCGAGCCCATCTGTCGGCCGTCGGAATCCAGGCCGGACTGGTGTTCGGCGACGGCCACAAGAACGCCAGCGGCGGATCCACGGTGCGCCTGTTCGGCGAGAAGGACGCCCAGTTGCTGAAGTGGTTCCCGCTGGCGCCTACAACCTCGCACACCCTGAAGACCGGGGTGCCCTACACCGAGGTCAGTGCGCTGCCGGGGTACTTCAAGGACGCCCCACCGCTCAATGAGAGTCACTCGTACCTGTACGGCTGGCTGGCAGGGTATTTCGCCGCCGACGGTTGCGTGGCCCAGGGCGGGGAGTCCCGCATCTCCACCGCTTCATTGGAACATGCACGGCTGGTGCAGGACGTCTGTCACGTCCTGGGCATCAAAACCGGCAGCATCCGGTCGGTCACCCGCAGGGGCCTAGGGGACGCCGAGACGGCACTGTACTCGGTCGGCCTGCGTACCCGAGACCTCGATGAGGACTTCTTCCTGATCGGCGAGCACCGGATTCGGGCCGCTGCCCGCATCGCCCGCGACGACAAGGGCCACGGCGACCTGGCGGACTGGACCGTGGTATCGGTCGAGCCGACCGGCGAGGTCGAGCAGGTCTACTGCGCGGTGGTCGAGGACGGTCAGGCGTTCACCCTGGACGGCAACATTTTCACGGGCAACTGCATTGTCCTTGCGGTTGAGGACCAGTCGGGCGTTGTCGGTTTGACGGGTACAGCTGTGGATGGGGCGATAAACCTCGTTGCCGCCACAGCAGATGACCTGATCAGTGAACTGCTGTATTCGTTCGTTGACGCGGATGCTATCGACCCGCGCACCAACTCACCTGTCCCGCCGTATGTCCGGGACATGCTCGGTATTGCGCCGCGTCTGCCGTCGATTGTGTTCCGGGACTCGACGGCGCAGTCTCCGATCAAGTCGTCGGAGCGGGCGATCTTCAAGTCCACGGCTAAGTCGGTGATCGTCGGCGGCAAATCGCCTGGCTGGGTTAACCAGTTGCAGACCTTCGGAATCAAATACGGGCTGTCGTGGCTTCAGGTCACCCAGGCGGGGGTGTACTCGTTTGGAGCCGGTGGTGCGACAGGTCCGGCCCCGATTGGATCCGGCCTCGAAGAGGTCTACCAGGGTCAATTCGACAACATGCTGCTGGCGTTCATGCGCCACACCGACCCACTGCGTGAGATTCAAGCCGGGGACATGGGATACCTCGAATACTTCACGCAGGAAGGCGGCGGCACCGCCTACACCATCAGCTCAGCCCTAACGCAGCGGCAAGGCTTGTGGAAGACCCGCCCGTACCAGTCGTTCAAGGTCTCGATCTGGAATCGTCGCCCGTACTCGGTCTACTACGACTTCGACCTCGGCACCCGCGCCCTATTCGAGATCGACGGCCTGCTCTACACCGACCAGTTCACCGCGATACGGATGCACTACGACGAGGACACCCCGAAGACCTTCGAGGTGACCATCGGCACCGGTTCAGACATGGAAGACCCCATGGCACAAGCAGTACGGACCATCCAAACCATGTGGTCAGCAGTCGGAACCCTCTTCGGCTCCAACGACCTTTTTTGAGCCGCAAGGTCAGCTACAACGTGTCTGGGCACAGCTCTCGTTGTGCGCCCTCGATCAGGTAGTCGGGCGTGACGGAGTTGGAAATCGGGTTGAACCCGGCGCGCGGGTCGCCGCTGTAGCGGATGTTGTTGCACACCAGGTTCCCCTGAAGCAGCGCGGTTGACGGCGTGCCCGTTAGGACGCCGTAGGTGTAGCCGTGGCTGTCTAGCCAGTCGAGGTATCCCCGGTCATCTGCGTGCGCCGTTCCGGTTGATCCGAGTAGCGACTGAATAACGGCGACGATGACTCCAATGAGCAGGTAGAGCGCGATCAGAACTATGACCCCGATTACGGCGTCTATCCATCTGTTGCCGGTGCTCTTTATCTGGATATTTCTCACGGGCTTTGACCTCTCAACTTCTGAATTGAACCCGCTTCCGCGGGCCGCCTTTCGGTCAGCTTTCCCGAACCTTTTACGGAAGGGGTCTTGGTTGAAGCCTCCGCACGTTACGCCCGATGGCCGACTAGTTCTGCCCCAAATGCCTGGACCGGCGGCGGATGCGTCAGCGGTTGACCTGGCGGCCTGGGCGATCGCGGATGCGCTCATCAACCCAGTATCGCCCGACGGCACCGTCTACGACCTGCGGTTTATCAACATTCCGGTCGTTGCGCAGCACCTTGCACGGGCAGGGATCGGTCCCGTTGCTGGTCAGGCCGTTATCCGCGCTGTTGACGCGCCGGGTGGTTACCGGCAGTGGGTTGCTGTTGACGCTCCTGATCCGGCGCCGGTCGACCTCGAGAGCACGCCGCTGTCCGAGCTGGATCCGAACGATCCGCGTGTCCGTGAGCTGATCGCCGCCCGCTTCGGCGCCGCAACTAATCCGCCCCCGCCTGAGGGTTGGCGTGTCCGTCCGTCCATCAAGCTCGATGAGGAGTGCCGGTGACTACACCTATCACGAAGGTCGGCGATGTCGTTCATCTGCTGAACTTCATCACCTCCAATTCCCTGTTTGGTGTGGTGTGCGATGAGGACACCCCGCAGCAGATGTCGATGACGATGGAGGTTGTTGGCGGCGAGGCGGTTATCACCACGCCCGTGTTGCAGGGCCGTAAGGGTGACAAGGGTGATAACGCGCCGATTGTGCAACTGCACTTCATTGCAGGGTTGCGGACGTTCGAAGATGCGTTGACGAAGCTGCCCAACTGGGATGCGTCGATGAAGAACCACGGGGTGTGGCTGGTCGACGACGAAGACAACCCCACCAAGAGTTTGGTGTACGTCTGGGATGGCACGGAGTGGCATCAGGTACTACCTGGGCCGGCTGGGCCTCCTGGTGTGACGCCGAACATTTCGATGGAGTTCGAGACGATCCCGATGTCGGAGCGGGAAAGCAACCCGGATGTTGAGGAGACTGTTGAGGTTTCCGGGGATGTCCGAAACCCGCACTTCAAGATTCGGGCGTTGTCTCCGCAAGGGGAGCCCGGCCCCGCTGCTGCGATCGGTTCGGCCCTGGACTATGACGGGTCGGGCGGGAAGAGCATCGGTGATGCGCTCACGGTGTTGGAGAACGGCAAGTGGGGGCCATCGAAAGCCGCATTGAAGCTGCCCCGCTTGTACTCGATTCCTGAGGGTGCGTTCACGAATACCCCGAATTTCATTGGCATTGGGCCGACAACGTTCCAGGTCGGCTCGTATGTGATTGAGGCGCAACCGTATGCCTGGAAGCCGAAAGTCATGGGGAAGCTGCGGGTGGGCGGCATTGAGCTTGACGAGAATCCGTTGCGGATCGGCTGCGAGGTTCGTATCCAGACTGCGGGTGGTGTTGGCGATGGCCAGTTGATTGGTCGGGCCGAGGGCGACAACGGCACGTTGGCGTTGATCTTCCCGCACTACTCGACACCCTCGGATGTCAACAAGGCTATTGCCCCCGGCAATGGGGTGTGCGTGATCCCTGCGTTGGTGCAGACGACGATCACGATTTCGCTGGTAAATCAGGGTTTGGCGTCGTGGTATTCGTTCAACCGCACTGATGCGCAGGTGACGCTTGAGGTTTGGGCTGAAGAGTGACCGACGCGTGGAGTAAGACGCTGACGCAGACGGTTGCGGTCCCGCGCGGTAAGCCGGTCAGTACCGAGATCCGCTGGTGCGTGGCGGAGTCCGTGTGGCGTTTCGCCGACACCAATGGGCTGATTGTGGAGTCGTTCCGTGAGGTCGATCCACGCCGTGATGTTCCAGCGTCAGCAGGGAAGAAGCTGGGCGGGAAGTCGGAGGATTTCGACTGGCATGTGTTTGAGGCTGTGGTGACTCGTGCCTAGGGCGCATGATCCTTACGGGGTGCCGGCTGACCGCCAACCCAGCAAGGGCATGGGTGGTCCGATCCCGGACTTCGGCCAGTACACGGATTTCACGGACTCACTGGGCCTGTTCGTTGAGAACCTGCTGAAGCAGATCAAGGACTGGACCGGCATTGATCTGTATTGGATGTTGGATTGGTCGTGGACGACGAACACGATCATGCAGCTTGTCGCTCAGGCTAATGACTTGTTTGCGTGGTTGCAGAATCCGATCCAACGCCCACCGAACCTGTTGACGCGGCCTAGTTTCTCGTCGCCGTCTGCGATTGCGGAGGCGCCGGATTGGTCGTGGGATCCGGTGATCTCCTTGGGGACGGTGACTGGTCCTGGTGGTGTGCCGCGTACGGATCCGCAAGGTTCAGCTCGCACGATCGCGGATGGGTCGATGCATTCGATGTTGTCGAATGCGATCAGTGAGCGTTCGGCGTTGACGCCGGGGCAGATTTTGACGTGCCAGATCCATGCGCTGGTGGAGGCTGGGTTTACGGCCGCCGATGATCAGGCGATCCGGTTGGAGTTGGTGCCGTCTCGGCTGGGGGTGTTGCAGGAGCCGGTTGTTCTTGCCTCGTGTGGTGTGCCGACAGACGATCCGGAGGGCTGGATTGCTGCGCCGGATGATGCGAAGTCGGTGTTCTTCGATGTCGACTACACAGTGCCGGTTGATGATTCCCCGGACACGGTGGAACTCCGGCTGGTGGTGTCGGAGTCCGCTGGCGGGAATGTGCCGGTCCGGTTTGATGGGGCGCGGGTCGCCGCGGCCGGTGGCTTCCTGGTGGTTTTGGCGGACCTGTTCGATGCGGGCCGCATCTATCTGACGGACTTGTGGGATGCGGTCACCGCGTGGCTTGAAGACGTGTTCGATGCCGACAATTGGACGGCGCTCAAGACTGACACGGATGCCGCGTTCGATGTGTTCGTTCGCCGGGTGAAACGTGCCCTGCATCATGCCGACGCGGACATCTTCCACCCGCCGGCCACGTCGGACATCCTGTCGAACGCTTTGCGGGCGAATCCGTGGTTTGGCTGGTTGTTCGACATGGTTGATTCGTGGTTGCAGCCGGTGCTGTTGATCGGTAAAGCGGGGACGGCGTTTTGGGAGACGGTGTGGCATGCGGTGACGGCGTTCGCTGCTGCACCTACAGCTTCGGGTGCGTGGTCGACGTTGATGTCGGCGATCAACGGGGCGTGGAACACGTTTGTTGACGCGATCCTGGAAGCGTGGGGGTCGACTAAGACTCACGCTGACTTCGCGTCTCCGGGGACCGCGACGACGGCCGCGTTGAAGAACAATGAGTGGTTCGGCTGGTTGTTTGATCTGGTCGACACGTGGTTGCAGCCCGTGTTGAAGGTGGGTAAGGCGGTCACCGATTTCGGTGATGCTCTGTGGCACGCGGTGACGGCGTATGCGGCGAATCCGTTGGCGTCGGGTGCGTGGCCCGCGCTGGTGAATGCGCTCAATGATGCTTGGAATGGTGCGGTTGACGCGATCTTGAACGCGTGGGGGTCACCGAAGACGCACGCCGATTTCGCTTCGCCCGCAGAGGCGACCGAGAAGGTGATCAAGAACAATCCGGTCACGGGCTGGTTGTTCGGCAACACGTTTGAGGGCGGCTCTTGGCTGGACAATGCGCTGGCGCCGATCACCAATTTCTTCGATTCGATCCGCAAGTACATCAACCAGATGGTTGAGCCCCTGCACTGGGGTTATTTCGACACCAACTGGGCGTGGGTTCCTGCACTGACAACACCGGACACGCAGTTGCCTGGCGATGGGCCGGTGATGACGCCGGGCAGCAACGATGGTGATGGTGGCGGGATCGCGCCCGGTGCGGACACGTCTATTCCGTCCGCTCCGAAGAATGTGTCGGCGATCCCGTTCTGGGACATCACGGTTTCGGGGTTCCCGGCGGGCAACATCACGTATGCGATTGCGGCGGTGAAGTCGGGTGTTGAGGGTCCTGCAACGCAGGTGAAGACGTATGTGAGCACAATGTTCCCGCCGAATTCGTCGACGCATGTTGATTTGCGGTGGGATGCGGTGTCGGGGGCGTCGTCGTATCGGGTGTATCGGAAGGCTGATGGGTATTCGACGACGACGGCGTGGCGGTTGGTTGCCTCGCCTACGTCTGCGGGCACGTTGTTGTCTCCGGTGGTGGATAAGACTGCGCGGACTGGCGGGACGGTGGCGGCCCCGAAGACTGATGCGGAGTTGGCGGCGTCGATTGTGTCGTCGGTGAAGTCGACTGCGACAACGGCTGCTTCGACCGCCAGTGCCGCGAGTAGCGCCGCGTCGGCAGCACAGTCTGCGACGCAGCAGATTTCGGACCAGATTCAACAGGCTGTGACGGGCTCCCCGTCGTCGGGTGCGCCCATTTCGGGAATCTCCGATGCACTGTCGCAGATTCCGCAAAACAACATCATTCCGGTGGTAACACATGAGGGAAACTCGGTTACGTTGGACGCGATCAGTTTCGCGCCTCAGAATAATGGACAGCCCCAAAATTCACCGGCTTCGCATACGCTAGGCGCTGACGCGAACTATATGACTGTCGCGGTGATGGTGTCGACGAACAGTTCGTCATCCCCTTCTGTGACTGTCAATTTCGCAGGTACCCCAGTCGCCATGGACAGCCTAGCTAATATATACCTTGGGTCGTACGACGCGTCACATTTTGGACATCTCGTTTTGCTCGGGCGCTACCTAACGACAGAGTCTGGAACTTTGTCAATTACCTGCACTGTTCCAGATTCAAATAATTTCGCATTTGCGGTCAAGTCCTTTGTGGGCGTTTCGTCCGTTTCGTCGGCTCAAACTGTCGTGACAACCGGAAGCACAGGCCTGACGCAGAGTGTCTCCGGCGTTTATGGGGGGGCAATGGTGTCCCAGGCCTTCGGGTTGTGCTCATTTACAACCAGTCTTTCCGCATACAATGGAGACAACTCCACGAACTTCACCTACGGCTACGCCCGCATTGCAGCCGGGACGAAATCCGGGAACAATCCCTCGGTATTTAGTGCCGCCATCGGGAATTCCTCCCCGTCTGGCGCGGTAGCTGTAGTCCTCACTCCGAGTGATGTAGGGCAGGCCGGATCGGGTGCTGTCTTGGCGCGCAACGTGGGCTCCAACCGTTCAATATCGGCCAATGGCATGTTTCCGTCGGACTACTACCCTTCGAAGCAATTTACGCCCGATATCGACATCACCAGCTCCGGTGGCGTTGAAGTCACCATGGATGGCTGGTATTTGGCGCGCGTTGCGTTCACTGCTACCGGAACCGGGACAACCCGACCGGTGCTGTATCGCAACGGATCTGTGTACCGGACAGGTCCAGCTCAGGCCGGAACAGTGGCACACACCTTTATCGTCTACCTGAACGTAGGGGACGTTATAAACCCTGGGTGTACCGATGCGTTTACTGCAACTGCGAGCGCTGACAACGTGTTTGAGGTCGCGTTGATGAGCAGAAGCCTGCTGTAAATCCAAAATATCGAACAAGGAGAAACCATTATGGCTGACGGCGATCCCACTATCGACCGCAAGCAGCAGTTCCTTAACGCTCTGCCCGCGACCCTTCGGCAGGGCGCCGCAGCACTGCTTGCGTCGGCGGGCGGCTATCAGCTGGTGCAGTTCATTGACCAGTACGGGCCGGTCGCTGCCGCGAACGTCTACGTGCAGGTCGGTGGCGCGGTGGCGGCATTGTTCGCAGCGTTGTTCGGCTGGCGTGCCGCGAAGTAAGCCGCGCTTATGGCCCGCACGCTCATCGTTATTGATCCGATGGGCTTCAACCTGACCGCCCTCGGCCTGCAATACCTGCTGCTCAAGGGAACCCTAGTGCGGCCAGGAGACACCGTCTACCGCCTGCCGTACGTGAACACTGCGGGCATCGAGTACATCGACCACGGGGTTGATCTGCTTGACACTAAACTCCGCAACACTGCCGGTGAGATTCTGGTGTTCGCCTACAGCGAGGGCGCGCAGGTCGCAACGAAATGGCTCCGCACAAAAGGCCACCCCGCGCCCATCACCCCCACATCACGTTTGACGTTCCTGTTCATCGGTAACGCTGAGCGACGTTACGGCGGGTTCGCCTACAAGCATTCAACTTTCGATCCGGTTGCTGACACGCAGGGGCTGCCGGAGCCGCTTCCGGATGGCACATCCACGGTCCACTATCAAGTGACGGACTTCGCCCGCCAATACGATGGGGTAGCGGACTTTCCGAACGCCCCGGACATTCAGCAGGCCATCGAGTCCGTAGGTGGTGTCACGACGGACCCACTGAACTGGATTCTGCGGGCCTTGCAGGATGTCACCAACGCCCTGATCGGCAACTACAAGGACGCTGCCCTCAATGCGATCTTGGGCATGAACATCGTCCACAACAACTACTTCACGGTCACCCCGGATGATCCGCACAATGTTCGGTTCACCGATCCCGACCATCCGAGCGTCGAATACGTGTGGTCACCAACATATCCGGTCCCTCTGTTGGGGATTGGGGCCACATTCCCGTCATTGGATCGGGACAAGCGAACCCTGATCGAGAAGGCCTACTCCCGGCCGGTGACCTTGCCGAAGCCGAACTATGCCCAGATCAGCATGTTCACCACGGACTTCTTCGGCACTGATGACGACTATCGGCGGGTCGATGAGACCGGCTGGTACCCCGAAACGCAGGAGGGTAGCTGATGACACAGCCGACTCAATCGATTGCGTTGGGATGGAAGCCCTACCGGATCACCCCGATCCTGTCGCGTGGTGAGGACTGGATTGTCACCATCGAACCCAAGGACTCGGCCGGCAACCCATGGCCTCAGGGAACGACCCTCGATGCGGTTGTGTACGAGCCGAACACCGACACAGACAAGCCCCTGGTGCAGTGGCCGATCCTGTTCACCTGGCCGGGTCGCATCGTCGACGGCAACGTGACGATCAAAGGCAGGGCAGAGGAAGCAGATCAGGTGCCCGCCAAGGCGTTGATGCGAATACGGGTGGTGTTCCCCGGCGCAGACCTGGTTTCCACTGCGGACGATGACCGATTCTTGTGGGCCAAGGGCGCTGTGAGCCGCGATGACTGACACACCGATCCTGCTGCCGTCGGGATCGGTTGTGCAGCTGACTGCACCATTGCCGCCACGGTTGGAGCCCCCGGTGCCGTCTGCTGCCGTGGTGATTCCGGTTCCGGGAGTTGCTGGCCCTGCTGGCGCCCCTGGACCGCCCGGACCGTCTTTCGATGGGACTGCGTGGTGGTACGGGGAAGGTTCACCGACGACGGTCATTGGCGCCAAAGCTGGGGATTACTACACGGATTCGACAACTGGGCTCGTCTACAAGCTGACTTGAGTTGAAGGGGTGATCTGAATGGCATGGAACACTGTTGGTTCGATTCGGGGACCGCAGGGCGTGAAGGGCGACAAGGGCGATAAGGGCGACCAGGGCAATCCGGGGCAGGATGGGGCCGGGATTGAGCTGGCTGGCACCGTCAACACGTACGCGAACCTGCCTAGCAATCTGACTGAACTGGATGCTGGCCTAGGCTATTTGGTGGCTGCGGATGGACTGCTGTACATCTGGGATGGGCTCGCGTTCCCCGCTGACGGTGAAGGTATTGAGTTCCGTGGACCCAAGGGTGATACCGGCAATCCCGGCGCGGACGGGGACGATGGGGACTCTGCCTACCAGGTGGCCGTGGCGAATGGCTTCGTCGGATCTGAAACCGCCTGGCTCGCTTCCCTGAAGGGGGAGAAGGGCGACACCGGTAGCACTGGATCGACCGGTGATGATGGTGCGTCGGCCTACCAGGTTGCAGTGCAGAACGGCTATCCGGGCTCGGAGTCGGCGTGGCTGGATTCCCTCAAGGGCGTGAAGGGGGACAAGGGCGACAAGGGTGACACCGGTGATACCGGTTCGACTGGGCAGCGTGGGTCGAAGTGGTGGACGGGTACCGGTGCACCTTCCACGATCAGCGGATCACTGGTAGGGGACATGTACCTGGATACTGCTACCGGCGACACCTACCAACTGTCCTGAGATGGCGTGGGATTACAAGGGGTCCATTCTCGGACCTCAAGGTGACGCCGGCCCCCGAGGAGCTGAGGGGGATGCGGGATCGGATGGCAAGTCGGCCTATGAGGTTGCAGTCGACAACGGTTTCGTTGGTGACGAAACCGCATGGCTAGCTTCCCTGAAGGGCGAACCAGGCGAGCCTGGCGCAGGCGGTTCTTCCCGGAATCCGGTTGTGATCACCAGTGATTACAGCGCCGAGGTGGGTGACTGCATTGTGTGCGCGGGAGATGGAACCAACACCATCTTGATTGATACCCCGATGACGGCCCAGTCAGGAGACCGCATCGAAGTGACCAACGACCCGACGTACCCAGCGGCCGCGGTGACAGTCTCCATCTTCTCGCTTCTGGGTCAGACCTACGGCGCTGCGTCGCCGGCGTCACCCAGCCCCGGGCAAACGGCAGTCCTCACCTACTTCGTTGATGTCGATGTTCCCGGCTTGACGGTTGAGCCGATCTCCGGTTGGTACACAACGAACTACCAGAATGCGGTGTGATGCCGTGAAAGTCGGTGCTGCACTACTTCTTCTCGGGCTCGCGATCATGGCGGGCCTTCTTTATGTCCTGGGCAGTTTCGATGACTGCTCGTTGGTTGAGTTGGACGTGGTGTGACCGCAGACGGTGTCGCCAAGCTGATCATCACTGAAGCGGTCCGGCGTGGCTACGATCCGGTGCCGCCGTTGGCGACTGCGATCCAAGAGTCGAGTCTGAAGCCGGGCGCTGTTGGCGGGAACGGCAAATGGGTCGGGATCTACCAGCAGGACTCCAGTTATTCGGATCGCAACAATCCGACCGCGAACATCACCCAGTTCTTCGACCGCCTCGACGCCAAACGAAAAACCGCGGGTTGGTCGACGGATTTGTGGCTGAACATCTTCTGGCTCCAACAACGCCCGGGGGAGACCTCCGCAGACCTCGCCTACCGCAACGGCCGCCAGGCGTACCTCACCGAAATCAAATCCCGCACAGGCGAAGCGCAGCACTTCGTCGCACTCTACGGAGGAACCATGCCCGCAACCACCTGGACCGGAGACCCGGTGTGGCTCGAAGACGTCCTCCGCGACGCTCTGGGCGACCGCCTCGTCGTCGATCCCACCTGGAAGTCCAACGGCACAGGCAGTGGCGTCAATGGCACCAATCAGATGGGCGAAATTTGGGGCGTCATGCTGCACCACACCGGCAATAGCCGAGAGCGCCCCGAAGTGATCCGCGACGGCGTGCAGCAAGCCGGTGCGGGATGGCTGCCCGGACCACTGGCGCAAGGACTCATCACCCCCGCCGGGAAACTCCACCTCGTGGCCGTTGGCCCATGCAACCACGCAGGCAATGGCTCATACCCAGGTCTCGGGTCCAACAACGGCAACGTTCGGCTGATCGGATTCGAATGCGCCTGGCCCACAGTCCAGGACGACGGCAGCTTCGACAAGGGCGAGAAGTGGCCCGACGAACAGATCGCCACCATGCGAGACGCCAGCGCCGCCGTCGTCAAGCGACTTGGATACGACGGCTCCCGCGTCATCGGACACAAGGAATACGCCGGTGCGTCACAAGGTAAATGGGACCCCGGGAACCTCGACATGCCGTGGTTCCGCGGCGAAGTCAACAAGGCCATTCGCGGCGAATTCAGCACCAAGCCTGACCCGACACCAACCACCCCGGAGGTACCCGTGCCTACACCCAACCCCTACGCCATCCCGAAGCCGCAGACCGAAAACACCCAGATCGCGCAGCTGTGGGACCAGTGGCTGATCCGCTGGGACATGCTCGGCGGTCGCACTCCGGTCGAGGCGCTGGCTGCGATCGGCGCGAAGCTCGGCATCGACGGATTCAAGGACGTCCGATGACCGAGCCGGCCGCCGACGTGCTCGTTGAGGCCGGACTGATGACCGACGTGCCGCCGTGCAGCTGCGGCCGGCGATTCCGCCGAGGCGGGGGCAGAGAGACCCTCGATCGAAACTGCGTTCACCACGGCCCGGAATGGATTCGCATCCGCGAACGCCTGGCCGAGAGCATCGGGAGCGCAGCATGAACGGCCCGGATGGCAAGTGGATCGGTTGGGGTCTCGGTGACACCGCCCCGAAGGTAGCCGAAATCCAAAAGTTCCTCGCGGGCAAGTTCGCCTCCTACGCTGGGCATCTCGTCCCGACCGGCACCTATGACCAAGCGACAGCGGACGTTGTTGCGGAGATGCAACGCCGCTACGGCCTGCCTGTCACCGGCATTTTCGACTGGGCCTCGCAGGTGAAGTCCGGCTTCTACAGGCCTGCCCCGAAGAACCTGCCCCTGTTCTTCACCGTCGAAGGGCATCTGTCGGATATGTGGCGGGGGCCGGTCGCTGACACCGCCACGATCCTTGAGCAGGAGGGCCACTGCATTCACCGCCCCACCGGCTACAACAACGGCGCCATCCCGTTCGACAACCTCTCGGGTGAGAACGAACTGGCCCGCCGTATCGGCCAGACCGTGCAAGACGACGGCGTGCAATTCCCGCCTGGAACGAAGTGGATGCTGGGCGACTTCTCTCAAGGCAGCATCATCGCGACCGACTTCGAGATCAACCACCTACTGCCAGGATGTGACCTCGCCTGTCGCGCCCCCGACTACCTGGGGCGACTGTCCTACGGCAACCCGACCAGGTCTGCCGGTTCGGTGGCGCCGTGGTCTCGCGGTCAGGCCGGGCCCGCGACCAACTTCGGACTTGATCCGCTGGTCCGATTCGACAAGCTCGGGATCAACTTGTCTCGCCCGCAGATGGATGTCTACCGCAAGGGCGACATCTTCGCCGACAATGAGCCGACCGTTGAGGGCAAGATCAAGGCCGCGATCTATCAGGCCGTTGCCCGCGGCGACCTCTTCTCCGATCCGTTCTCCATCTGCGCGCAGATCGCCGCTGCGTTCACCGTCCCGGTGGACTACGTCATCGGAGCGTTCCAGGCCATCGTGTCCGGTATCGGCTTCCTCGAGACCGGTGATCGCAATCCGCATTACAGCCCGTACGACATCACGGGCGGGCTCAATTGGGCACGCGACCTCCTCACGGCATCGAAGGCCGCATGAGTTGGCAGACGGTCTATGACCCGGAGATCGACACGGTTCACGTCACCCCCGTAGCCGACGTGATCGACCATCCCCTCAACGCTGACTGTGCCTGTAAACCCGCCTGCGAACCGGTTGAGCATGAGGACGGAACGGTGGGTTGGTTGTACGTGCATCACAGTGCTGACGGACGCGACTAGGTCCCTGTGGCGATGGTGTTCACGACCATCGACCGCTGCAAATGGGTCGCCGACCGACTCAAACTCGCCCAATCCTCCGGTGACCTCCGAACCGAACTCGCCCTCCAAATCCGGCTAGACCAGCTGCTTGACCAACTGCACGCCGAAACGCTCCGAAAGGACGCCTGATGAGCACTGAAGCCGAGCTGTACACCCTCGCATTCTGGAAGTCCGCCATCGCACGGTCAGTGAGTGCAGCAGCAGCAGCAGCGAGCAGTGTGCTCATCAATGCGCGGGCCGACAGTCTTCACGACGTTGCCTGGTACGGGGTGGTATCGACCGCTATCCTCGCCGGACTCATCATCCTGTCTGGGCTGATCGGTGGCGCGGGGATCCGCGATATCGCACCCGGCAACCCTGCCAGCACTGCTGAAGCCATCGCTTCGTGGCGATCTACCGGTAAGCATGCCAAGCGGGACGACGACGAGCCCACCGCGTGATGACGGACATTGATCTGTCGCAGCTGCCCCACGAGCCGCTGCAACTGGTGCTCACCCTTGCGGTGCTCGCAGTGGGTGGCTGGCTCGTCAAACGCCTTGACACCTTCCTGCGTGGCATGAAAACCCAGGTCGGTGAGGTGCATGAGCAGACCGTCAACAGTCACGCGGATCAACCTAATCTGCGGGACCAGCTAGACGCGATGGAATCGATGATGCGTGATGGGTTCGCTGACCTGCGCGGCGACATCCGTGGACTTCACAAGGATGTCAGTGTCCTGCATGGCGCAGTGGGTGGAGTTCGGCGTGAACTGCATAGTGAGGTTGAGCGGTCAACACGCGCCGATGGTCGGTTGGAGCGGCGTCTTGACGGGCTCGATGCGCCCGGCTGACCGCGCCTGGCTCGCGGGCGCCGTCGCCATCACCGCCTGGGATCTGTTCGGCCCCGAAACCCTGTCCTCAGCGGCGGACCGCTACCACCAGTCCCGACCGTGGCTCACCCGCGGCATCGTGCTCTACCTGGCTTTGCATCTGCTCTCGTTGATCCCTGCTCGTGGAGATCCCCTGTGCCTACTGCTCCTATGGAAGCGCCCCCGACCATAACGGTCGGGGGCGATATTTTGCGTTCAGGCGTGTCCGAATTTCATCGAATAACCTCGTCGTCTGCGCAGCGCCACCAGCGGACACTAGGGGGCCATCCGTTGTGCAGTTCTTCGGTGGTCCGGCGTGAATGCAGCTGGCCGTGGCCGTAGAAGTCGTTGCATTGGACACGTACCCGCGCATTAATGCCAGGTAGCCCGTCAACCACGACGCTGTCGACACATTGCCGCAATGGGTTTCTCCTCACTGGTGTCCCATACCAATCAGCGTAGCGCCGAGCCCAAGACCCCATCAGTCGTATTCTGGCAGACATGCCTACGGTTGGGGGCGCTCAAGTGACGTAGCGTTGATTCCCCAGTTTGATGAGCAACTGTGGTGGTGCGTTGTCGTCATAGCCGGGCGAGTTGATCCGATGCCACTGGTCATTGGCGACCGCAATAGCTTCGGGGAAGCTGTGGCAGTGCTTTTGCAAGGTGCCTAGTTTGGGGTCGCGCCACGTCAACAACCATGTCCCCGGGGCGGCTTCTGTGCATGCGCAGCGTTGGCAGCGCTTGCCGTTGCGCCGCCACTGATCTTCGGTTCGCCAGTCGTGCGCGCCGTCATTGACGCAGCGCCAACCTGACCTGATGTTGACTTTCCTCGGAAGCATCCTCAACCCTCGATGTCGTACTTCGCCTTACATTCGGCCACGACGCGCTCCACTCAGAAGAGACTACGCTTACCGACATGCCTGCTGTTGGTGATCTGGTCCCTGCCACTGGTGGTGGCTGGATGGTGCTGGCGCCGTCGCACTGCCCGAATGGGCATCCGCTCGGCCCGCGTCGGGTGGAGGTCGGGCACCGACCCTGTACGGACGGTCGAGGTCACACAACGTGGCGGTGCCTGGTATGCCATGAGGTGGTTTACGCGCCGGCCTTGACTGATTCGTGCCGAGTCATTGCCGGGCCGGCTGCTGTCCGCAACCTCTAACCCGGGCTGCACACATCAAACCCCTGTCTGGGGTTACTCTCCGTCGTGAGGGGGTTCCTCGGCAACTCTCCAGCCGGGGGACGTACTCGTAGGCCTGAGGTGCCGGCGCTTCGGCGGCCATTACCGCTGCGGTGGTCTTCTCATCACCGCCAGGTGCGAGCGCTGTCGCATCATCGTCAGGCATGCCGATGATGCTAGAGCGGGAGGTGATGGCCGTGGGGGTCATTGCGGCACCTCGGCTTGTTGCCGCAGAGTTCCCGCTTGACTTGGACAAAACCCCTTAGGGTTCCGTTTAGGGTACCGTTTCATTCGGAAACCTATTCTGAGCTGTGCGCCGTCAGGGTTTCGAACCCCGGACCCGCTGATTAAGAGTCAGCTGCTCTACCAACTGAGCTAACGGCGCTGGGCGGTCAAGAACCGCGAAAGAGACAATAACAGGCGTCGCGCCGGGAGACGAAATCGCGACGTCAGAGCGCTCTTCTGGACGGCACAGCGGCAGTTCCGATTACCCACTAGACTGCCTGCGAGCAGTATCAGCACGGTCAGGTGGGAAAAGCTATGGGGCAGGTTGGTTTGGCGGAACGCTGCCGGGGGTTCGGGTCCCGGGCAGCGGCATTGCTGATGGTTCCGGCCGCAGTAATGAGCTTGAGCGCGTGCGGCAGTAACGCCGACGCCGAAGCGGCCAAGATCATCACCGACAAGGGCACTCCCTTCGCTGACCTGCTGATCCCCAAGGTCACTGCGTCGGTCACCGACAAGGCAGTCGGGGTCGCGGTGGACGCGCCGGTGACCGTGACCGCCGAAGACGGCGTGCTCGATTCGGTCACCATGGTCAACGAGTACGGCGCGATCGTCGACGGCAAGCTCAGTGCCGACGGGTTGACTTGGGCGACATCCGAGCAGCTCGGCTACAACAAGCGCTACACGGTCAACGCGAAGGCGCTGGGCCTCGGTGGCGTGACCAGCCGGCAGATGACGTTCCAGACGCACTCGCCGCAGAACCTGACCATGCCCTACGTCATGCCGCGCGACGGCGAGGTCGTCGGCGTCGGTCAACCGGTAGCAATTCGGTTCGACGAGAACATCGTTGACCGTGAGGCGGCCGAAAAGGCGATCACCATCACCACCGAGCCTCCGGTGACGGGCGCGTTCTACTGGTTGAACAATCGCGAGGTTCGCTGGCGCCCGCAGGCCTTCTGGAAGCCCGGAACCAACGTCGACGTACAGGTCAACACCTACGGGGTGGACCTGGGCAACGGGGTCTACGGGCAGGACAACGCGACCAGCCACTTCGTCATCGGCGACGAGGTGATCGCCACCGTCGACGACGACACCAAGTCGATGGTGGTGCGCATCAACGGTGAAGTGGCCAAGACCATGCCGGTCTCGATGGGCAAGGAAAGCACCCCGACCAACAACGGCACCTACATCGTCGGCGAGCGTTTCGCGCACATCGTCATGGACTCATCGACCTACGGCGTGCCGGTCAACTCGCCCAACGGGTATCGCACTGACGTGGACTGGGCCACCCAGATCTCCTACAGTGGCATCTTCGTGCACTCGGCCCCGTGGTCGGTGGGAGCCCAGGGCTACGCCAACACCAGCCACGGCTGCATCAACGTCAGCCCCAGCAACGCGCTGTGGTTCTACGACCACGTCAAGCGCGGCGACGTGGTGCAGATCAACAACACCATCGGTTCGCTGCTGCCCGGCAATGAGGGCCTCGGCGACTGGAACGTGCCGTGGTCGCAGTGGCAGGCCGGCAACGCCAAAGACCCAGTGCGCTAGGCGCGTTGGGCGCCGTCAGGATGGGGGCGGTCCGGCTTCCTCGCGCAGGTACTCCTCGTTGCCGTTGGGATAACCCCCGCCGAACGTGGTGATGTGCACGTGGTCGTAGTGGCCGTTGCCGCCACCGCTGGGCCCGGCCGGTGTGTAGTAGGTGCCGCGCCAGATCGCGTCCTGCATGGCGAACCGACCGGCGTTCTGCCGGACGTACGCGACGATCTCGTCTCCCAACGCGATGCCCTCCGGGCTGCCGGCGTTGGGAATCATCACGTCGATGGCTAGTCCGGACGGGTGCCAGCGCTGACCATCGGGACGCACCCCGATCATGTCGTGAATCTGCGGGAACGCTTCGCTGATGCTGCGCGCGACGAGGATCGTCTTGACCTGCATGCCGCGCTCGTTGACGATCCCCGGCGGTAGCGCGTGCGGCGCCGGCATGGACCAATTGGTCACCAGATCAGGTACGGGCGCTCCCCAGTCCTGCGGAGGGGGCGGAATGTCTTCGGGCGGCGGTGGTGGCCCGTCTTCGGGTGGCGCGGGTGGTGCGGGCCGGCGCGGTGGGTCCGGCGCCAACGGTGCCAATGCCGCATCGGTGACATCGTC